AATAAAATGTATTCAGAAAAAATATTATCAAAAACGAGTAATGGATTTATTACCTGGCAAAATGGTGGAAATAATGGGGCTTATCCAATCGAATTATGCAGCAACATAACAAGAAAAAATATAAAAAATGTAGAGGAAGAAAAACCACAAACAGATGCGGGATATGGTATATATAAAAATTATTTTGTAAAGATAATCTTTCTGGTGTTTGTTCATGAACGTGAGGTGTTTCAGGTTCTAAATAATCTTTAGCTTTCAACTCAATACGATGACGGTCCCACTTTCCGTGGATATGACCTAAAAATACTATCTCACTAATAGGTTCTGAGAATGTGTCGGATATAGGTTCACTCGTATATGGTATGTCCTTGCGTTTGACGAGTCTACCAACGCTTTCATACCCGATAAAGATGAAATCATATTCTTTTCGTGAGAAAATTTCAGGTATTTTAACTGTATATGTAAATAACTTATTCATTATCAATGTTTCTTACTAACGTTTTCTCTTCAAACCCATACGGTAATTCAAAATCTTGAACATCTGATAACCTAATAAACCTGTTAATACAACTAATAATTGAATTACCCTCAACACGAACCTTCCCTGGATCTACCAATATTGGCGTGATGTTTTTATCCTTCCATCCGTATTGTTCAGTATACATGAATTGCATAGCTTGTTGGTGTTGCTCCTCTCCAGGCGGTAATACAAATTTATCATAGTCAATCCGACCGTTTTCATCCCAATCAAGTTCTTCCCATCCTGTTCTTTTTTGGTAAATATACATGATGTGAAATTTATCATTCATGTATTGTTCTTTGAGTATTTGAGATAACTTCTCCAATACTTTCATGTCATGCAATAAATCAGTTCCATCCGATTGAGATTCATGGTCCCATTTATGCCAATAGTCTGTATACTTATGACGTATAAAAAGTAATCTCCGCTTATTCTCCTTAAGGAGCTTAACTAATCTCTTCGATCGTCTATCGAATTGTGCTTTCGTCTTTTCAATATCAATCTCCCCATCTTGCCCATCAATTTGTTTATGTAAAACATGTACAAATTGCACACCAGAATCCGGATAAAAATCTTTAAATTCTGTTTCGAAGATTTTTGGTAGTAAATCAATAGGTGTTATTTGCCAATCAAATGGGAAAGATGATTTTCTCATGTAATTTAGTGATTGACCCACACAACATCTATGTCCTAAACTAACAAAATAGTCAAATTCTTGATCAAAAACAGAATCTAATGGGGTTTTGTGAAAATTTGGTACTATCCAATCGTCTAAACTCATATTATACAAGAAGTGCTTTATCCCAAATTAATAAGTGTAATCTAGGACTAAAATTAAAATTATACTCTTTTGCAAGTTCTGCAACCTGTTTAGCAACATTAATATGTTCTTGCCTACTACCAGCACATGGCATTAACCATACACGACCTGTTGGAATATCAAATTTATCAACATATTCGGATATAATTTCTTTCATGTCATGTCTACCTTGAACTACAAACTTAAAACCTGAATTGTTCATAGCATGCCATTCAAGTACTTCTTCAACATATCTTTTATGTCGTGGATCTCCATTGGTTTTTAATTTAGGAGAGGTTGTGAACGTCGCTTGGAAATCTTTAACCCAACGTTCATCTGGCATAAGAGTTGCGTTGGTTTCAAAATCAATTCGTGGTACCCAACCCCATTCTTCCTTAAGATAATCCATCAATTTCAAGAGTTTACCTTGCTGAATTAAAGGTTCTCCACCAGTTAATTTTAAAATTGCTCCATTTAAGAGATGTTCTTTATATCCCTCATCTTCCATGAGACACTTAATATGGTAAAATGTCATCTTATTTTTAACGCTCCAGGATATGTAACTATCACAACCATATGGAGCATCATCAGATTTGAATCCAATACATGTAAGGGTACACATTGCGGTTCTTAAGAATACGCTTGGTTGCCCAATGTATTCTCCTTCCCCTTCAATAGTATGGAAGACTTTATCGTTACTGAGAAACATTGTTTCGTCTTTGAGATCACTCATATATTTATTATATGATGTACTTTTATGTAATCAAGCATAAATAATGGTATATGGCAAGAAAAAATTCGCGCTTATGCGCTGTTTTCGACCCGGAACCAACTAATGGTAAACGTATTACAGATACACATAATGGTTGGGATTTAAACTTAAACATCAAAAATAAGTTCAGATTCTCTGATAAACATAATGAATTTCTGACGACATTACTTGATCAAAATACTAAAATGGTATTCGCTGATGGGTGCGCTGGGACAGCAAAAACGTATTTATCTGTTCGGGGAGCACTAACATTATTGAATAATAGAAGTGTTGATCAAATAATATATCTTAGAAGTGTAGTTGAATCTGCAGCTCAAAAGATTGGTCACCTTCCTGGGGAATTAGATCAAAAATTCTTACCATATTCTTTACCGATGTTGGATAAACTTGATGAGCTATTACCTAAAAATGTGGGAGAAAAACTCATAAAAGATGAATATATTAAATGTATTCCAGTTAATTTTACAAGAGGTCTTACTTTCCATAAGTCAGTTGTAATAATTGATGAAGCTCAAAACTTAACTAAACAAGAATTAGTTACATTATTAACTAGATTTGGTGAAGATTCTAAATATATCATTATCGGTGATACAAATCAATCCGATATTACCGGTAAATCTGGATTTAAACCAATTTTAGAATCATTTACTAATCTTGGAGCTGAAAATAATGGTATATTTACATTCTTGTTTGATGAAACCGAAATAGTTAGAAGCAAAATATTGAAATATATCGTTAAAGTGTTAAACAGAATTTAATTCTGTTCCATATCAAGTAGTTCTTTAAGAGCTTCCTCAGGAGAAATGTGTGTAACATTATTGTGAGGAAGCTCTTGTTGTTCGCCTGGCTCTGGCTTAATTAGTTCAGCCATTCTTCCAAAAACATCGTTTTGAAGTTTATTAATAGATGGGTCTTTATCTATGTTAACTCCGTGTATCATCTCATACTATCACCGTTACTAGCACTCCATGACGTTCCTCCAAATGGATTACCTAATCCGGTGGATATTGGATTTCCAACAGATGCTGGAATTGGATCGTTTGATGATTTTGGTTCTGGTTCTGGTTGTTCTACGATCTCCTCGAGTTCCTTTTCAGCTTCAGCTAACTCTTCCGGATCAAATAAGGGTTTGTACATATTATTAAACGTTTTTTGTTCGCTATAAACTACACTATTTTTTTCGTGTTCCCAGACTTCAACTTTGTTAACCCAACAACGACCAGATGTTTCCTTTTCAATGAATTCACTAGCAGCTTTAAAACACCACTCTGCAATACGTTCTATACCCGTACCGTTAGGCATAATACGTAAATCACATGCTCCTACTTTCGTTAACTCTTGAAAATATGGAAGAGCTGGATCATCAGCTGCAATACATGTAGTATGATCAAATTGATTTTCTAGTTGTGATTTAAGTGGTTTTAAAGCTCCAAAATCGACACACCAATGATTTTCATCTAATGTATTACAACTAAACCAAAATTTAGCTGTTAACCTGTACCCATGGAGGAACTTGCAATGACTCTCCGCTCTTGGTTGTCTAAATGCACAGCTACCTAGTTCAATAATTTTCGTACTTTCGAATGTTGACATATAATTGATTGTATCGATACACCAACAATAATCAACGTTTTTGTGTAGATTCTTTGAGAATGTTTGCAATACGAGGGTTGATGAATTTACATACAGTTTCATCCATCTTTGACTTACCTGCAGATTGTAACGCTATAGCTACTGATTGTTTCTGAGCTTTCTTTTTCGATTGAGGTTTACTAGTACCTATCTTACCGTCGTCCTTATAGGATCCCATAAGCTCCTTAATGTTCTTCCTAATAATCTTATCTGTTTTTCCTTTTTTAAGCGGCATGTGTTAAAACTTTCTTGTAAAGGTTGGTAATATCTGTGTCGGATAATCCTGCTTGCTTTAAATATAATTCAATATCATTTATATTATCCGTATTTTTAATTTGGGTAATTTCTTTATTATCAAGTTGTTCAGATAGTTTTTTGATAACAAATTTTTTAAAAACTTCAATAGCTTTTGGTTTATTTGGTGTTATAACTGGTTCTTTAATATCGTAAATACCAGGCATGGAACCACCAGGCATTAAAACCTTAAGCATTGGAGGTATGCCGTTGATCATTGGTCCTCCACAAGCTTCGCTAGTCAATTCATGAAGAATAAATCCTTCATAACTATCACTCTCTTCAAAACCTGCATTTAATGTTGGATCTACTTTGAACCGGATATATCTTAACCCTTTACCCTTAAGGCAGTCGGTCAAAATCTCATCAAAGTTTTTCATTTTCATGATAATATTTAATCAAAATCGTATTGATTATAATTGTCGTGCGCGTATAATTAATACATATGAATAATAATCGCGGAAAAGAATTTTTGTTACCGGTAGCTAATAGCTCAGTTCACCTTACAGATGAGAAAAAACTACAGATTATCGATAATGCAGCTGAAGCTTATGAAAAATTTCTGGATGCACTTGGATTTGATTGGAGAGCTGATCCAAATTCAAATAATACCCCTAAACGTGTTGCAAAATCATTTGTTAATGATTTGATTTCTGGTTGTTATGCAGAACCCCCACGAATTACATCATTTCCAGCCGATGGGTATGATGGGATTATAGCTCAAACAAATATCCCAGTTAAAAGTTTGTGTAGTCATCATCATTTAAATTTTACCGGGAAAGCTCATGTAGCTTATATACCTTCATTGAATGGGAGGGTTATTGGATTGAGTAAGCTTAATCGAATTGTTGAATATTATGCGCGAAGACCTCAAGTGCAAGAATCACTTACTATGCAAATTGCTAATGCAATCAATGAAAGTTGTGAACAGAATAAAGGTGTTGCGGTTGTTCTTGAATGTACCCATACTTGTGCTTGCCTCAGAGGTGTTAAACATGACGGGTGTGTTATGAAAACCTCCAAATTAACCGGGGATTTCATGTATGATCGTGGTACCCGCCAAGAGTTTTATGAATTTATCCGAGGGTAATTATATGGCAGTTCAAGATAATTCATATTACGCATTTGAGAAAGCTATTTTAAAAGCGAGTACTCTCCGTGAAAAAAATTTGTATGGCCCGGCTAGTAAAGCTGCAGAGGATCCGGAAATTGGCATTGTTATTAAACAAAAACCAGCTTACTTCGTAATTAAAGATTGTGCTAATATTACAAAACGATATCTGTTTATTATGTGTTATGGATCATTAACTGATCCAATACAACAACTTAAAGGTACAGTAAATGCTAAAGATATTAAAGATTTTGTTAAGAGAAGTAAAAATAAAGATAATCCCGAAACACTTCAACTGCTAAAATTGGTTATTCATGATATTCAAAATTATATTACACCTCCAGATCCGGATATTCAAGAATTGGATATTAGTTTTGATATAATTGACGGGGAAAACGTTTATGGGGATTATGAGGAATTGAACAACGAACGGTTAATAGCAATTGAAAAAATTGAAGCCTTTCAAAAGGCAAGAATTGATTTAAATAACGAGAAAGCTGTGGTTGATCGATTAACCGAGATATTTGTTTAATCCTCTTTATCAACATCGATGAGTTTGTCTATCTTTGAGACAAACTCTTTCCCTATTAATACGGGGTATTCATTTTCACTTCTATCTGCTATTGAAAATGGTACGTCTGTGTATTTTTGATCATCAAAGATTATATCAAATAATACAACCGGACGTTCTTCTTTATTTCCTGATCCAATATGGATTATAATTGTATCGACAATTTGTTTTTTAACACGTTTGTTATTTACAGTTGAGAAAATTATGTTCTTTCCTCGGGTTTCAAAATTAACTCCATGTAACACGTTATAAGCTCCATTTCCAGAATCCACCTTTGCATCTACATCACCAATGTCTTTGATTTTTATGGGTTCAACTAGACCGATAACATCATCATCAGTTGTTATTTCGTTTAGATAATATGTTCTATATATAGAGTTAAATGTTTTCATCGACCTTTGTGTGTAATCCTGTGTTCTAATATTCGCTTCCGCTCTTGTCTAGCTAATGGAATAATATCCGCAAGTGCTTGCCTAGCTCTTCGTGAAGAAGCTATTGTACCACTTGTAATATACTTTTCAAGGTTATTGACATATGATCGAACTAAATCTAATATCTCTCCCCTATTTGTGTCCATAACATCAATTATTTATGGTTTTTATGGTAAATTAACATAAATTATGGTGTATGAAAAAAATTATAGTAACACTTATCACATTGCTAACTTGCGTATCCGCATATGCTCAAGTTAATTTAGAATCTGGATATGCAACCGATTTTACAATCCGGGGTACTTCTAGAGCAACCAATACAGCCGTAGTGGGTATAACTGGAATTAAAGACGTATCTGATAAAATGTATGTCTACGGATTTAATTATTTTGTCCCAACTAAACGGCAAACAGCACAAAACCATACAGGTTTAGGATTATCCTATTATGCTGATCTTGATGAATGGTCATTTATGGCTGATTTTCAAGGCAATTATCATCTAACTCAAACACCGACCGGTAATTCGATTGAGTTTGGAACTGGGCTTACGTTCTATAATTTACCGTATATCAACAAATTTGCAAATATTTCGTTGTATTATTGGGATGATATCGATCTCAATAGTAGAGGTATTGAAGTGAGTGTTAGTAAACGATTTGCAAACGTTGGTCTCAATTATTTGAACGTAATACCAAAAGCTAGTGTATATGTGTTTAATACACATACAGCATATGCTGCTCAAATTAAGGTTGATTATAGTAAATTTATTATCAGACCGTTTGCTGAACTATCATATATGAATAACGATGCGATTGGCTCATTAGCTCTAGATAACGATTACCAAGCATATGTTGGTTTATCTTATAAGTTTTAATATAATTTAAGTTTTAAAGCCTACCATATATGGTAGGCTTATTTTTTCTTCCAATTTACTCTTTTTGAACTTTTCTTTTGATACATCTTACCTTTAATTGAATTACATGCTGATTTAGTTGGTCTACATGCTGGGTAACTTCCTCCGGATTTTTTAGATTTTCTGCCACACGGACCACCCGTTTTACAATTTACCCAACCAGAAAATTTCTTCCCGGTTTTTGGATCTTTACCACCACGTTTAAACCATTGATGTAAGTTATCTGAGGCTTCGTAAAATTGTTTAAAGTTTATATTATTCATTTTCTAACCAATCCATTGATGCAAAATATAATCCACTACCACCACCACCGGATTTTATAGGTGTTACAAATACATGTAAAATATTAGGTGTACCATTTATATTATGTCCTAGCGAAAAGAAACTATCTTGTAAAGAGCTAATTACACTAGCATTATCTTTTGATACCAATACAGTGCTTATAACGTTACCGCCAGATAGATATTGTATGCCAGATCCTCCTACCCCCCAAGATACCGCTGAATTTGGCACACTAGATAACGATACTGAACCGGTATGAGCTGGATCAATTATTAATCGTACCCTTGTGTCTATATTACTATCTGAATTAAGAATATTAAATATTTCCGGTGATATAACACCCTGTAATCTTGTTGAAGATAATGCAATCTGTAATAATGAACATTCGGTTCCCACCGCAATACTAACTGGTGTATTAATTCCTGTATATGCCATTGTATCTACTGAACGTAATGTGCCTTGTTTTTGTACACCACCTTCAGAATTAACATTAGCGCATATATGAAGTAAATTACCGGGGGTGCTACCGGTTTGTCTAATTTCAGCTCTTAATGGTAAATTTGGATTAGTAATATAAACAGATTCTATATTATTAGAATTTAAAACTTCATGACAGTAATAGATTATCCCGTCTATTACAAACCCGAAACGAACTCTACCAACCCCTAACCATTCATAATCAATTGTAAATATTTGAACTTTAGTCATATCAAGGGTAACACCGCTTGACCCGGTCCCGTTTAATGGATCAATATTCCACGCACTTTGAGGTACATATACAGATGACGTGTTACCAGTCGAATTGCCAATATTAACAGATAATACATTATTTTCGTTTTTAAAATACATACCGGTATATTGATCATATGGAGCTGAAATGTTAGATTCAAAAAATCCGTATTTCATATCTAAACCATCTCCTCCAGATAAAATACCTGTAAACATATATTGTTGAGATTTACCAGGTTGATATGCAAATGATTGTTTAGTTTGTCTTATCACATAATCTCCACTTAAAGTGGTAGATAATAAAGTACCGGCATCGCCAGATTTAAATTGAACTATTCCGGACCCATTAATAACTTCATTAAAAATAAATTCTCTTTTACTGAATAATTGTTTAACGGAAAAAATAGTTTGAGGTTGACTAACTCTTAATCGACCAAATGCATCCACAGCACCATTATCACCAAAAGGTGTTGAGTTAGTAATTGATTGCCCTATATCATAAGTCAGTATAGCTGTTTTAGGAAATACTTGAGATTTAATACTCAAATCGTTTTCCCAATATGCTGTTACTGGAGGAAATTTGCTATCATCTAATATTTCAACAAACTTCTGATATTCTAAAGTTTGAAACCCTGTGTTTAATGTTGTTCTCAATGACATATGTTACTTTTTCTTCCAGATTTTACCTTTTCTACACCGGACTATAGCCCCGGATTTATATGCAGATGTTTTATTTCCATATACAGAATCTGCTTTTCGTTTACACCTGTCTTCTGCATCTTCTGATTTGATTTTTTTTCTTTTCTTTGTATTGTCGTTTAATCCTGTTTCTATTTTTGTAGAACCACTATAAACTTCAAGAATCCTGTTAATTTTATCGTTAAATATTTTCATATTATTAAGTTACCAATTTTGACATGAGGCGTGACGAGCAGTACCTGGTTTAGCTGTTGAACATTTATGTCTAGCTCTAAAGCTTTTACGACGTTTAGGGTTACTCTTTTTAATGCGCAGATTAGGGTCTCCGTAGTGTATCCGTTTGTATCCCTTACCGGAAGGGTTTTTAACACACTTCATATATTTCTTATTTTTAAGGTAGGAGCTGGCTTGTTTTGTTGCTTTTGTACATCTAGCTCCTTTTTTCTCCAATATTTTAAAAAAATCAATATCTTCTTGTAAAAGATTGTATAAAGAATTAAAATCCATACATTTATTTATAAATATTGGTATGAATAAAGATGAAATCGTTTTACAACAGCTTTATATGGAATCTACCGGAGCTACTTTTAACCCTTCTTTAGGTCCTAACGCTAATTCCCCTATGCAAGACCCAATATTAACTAAAATTGATATCGAAGATGTTAATACAGAAGATGAAGAACATGATAAAATTGATGACCACGAAGTTGATATGGCTCAATCAGAATTATACAAATTAGCCGAATATGCTCCTAAATTATTGGATATGATCGGTAATTATAACGAACTCGAAGGGTGGGTTCAAGCTAAAATTACTAAAGCTAGTGACTATGTTTCAGATATTTACCATTATTTGAAATATGAACAAGAAGGTCCAGGGCAAGACGTGGAAATGGATGTTGAAATTCAAGATGAAATGCCTGATGAAAACCAGGCATTAAATGATGAAATTGTTAAAAATTTAATGAGCCGGTTTTAATCCGTTACTCTAAATTCTTTAAAATATTGTATACCGACATCACTACATTCCGGTTGTCTTTAAATTCATCTGGAATGTAAGGCATTAATTTTTCTATCGTCAAATCGTCTAATATCTCACGGAAATCCGTAGCACTTAACTTGGATCCAGGCTCTCCAGGTGTCATTGGTGCTTCACTTATATTAAACGTTACCCCTTCTGGTGTGTATTTATCTGCCATGGCAAATCGCTTTGCATCATCCCCAACACCTCCAACCCCTAATAATACCTGATCACCCGGGTTGGTTTGTTCCTTTAAAAAATCTAAAACATACTTAACTGGTTGAGGGTTAACTATTACTTGAACATTTTTAAGTGGTAATTTATCAATATACTGTTCTAATACTTCAGCAGCTTTCTTTCCAGTAACCTTTTTACCTGCTGGAGTCTTTCTTGCACTCTTTTCAGATGGTTCACTTACTATAACATATAAATCATCAACCTGATCTGCAAAATATTTGATGTTGTTGAAATGCCCTTTATGTGGTGGTTTAAATGATCCAGGAAATAACCCAATCTTTCGTCCAGTTTGTTCTTTTAAATAGAAATCTTTAAATGTCTTGGCCATTATTTGTATTTAATGAAACCCAATTGTTATATAATTGTTTGAAATGTGAAGTAAATCGATTATGTAACATATCCAGAAATTCTGTTTGTATGTTCATGTTGGTATCTAAAACTTCTGGGCTCGCTATCATTGAAAAAATAGATAAATCAACATCCATATCTAAAGTGTCAATGAATTCTTGCATATGTTCGTTAAACAATATATCGTAAACAAAAAATTCTATACTATGATACTTTTGCAATAATGTGATAAAAAATTGATACCGAATCTGCTTCAATGTAGCATCATAACTATATAAATCTGTAGACATATACTCATCGTATTTGTTCTTTATTTGTTTGTATATAGTCGGCAAATTATACTCATCAATATCGGTGTCATCTACATGTAATACAGATCGTGATCCGAAAAGATCTAAATTGTTACCTGTGATAATATTGTTATCTGCAGAAGTGATTTTAATATTAGGAACACCATACATACTTAATTCTGTATCACGTATAGTATGATAAACTAGCCCGTCAATTGATAATCCAATACCATTTCGATTAAGAACCCAATCTAATAAATTTTCATCACCGTAATGATGTTGTTCTATGTAAAGATCTGTATCATGTAATGATTTAAATACAACTTCTCTAATGCTTGTCCCTGGGTTACCATACCAAACAAACTTACCATATTCATAATTTGTTTGTTTTCGATGATCGTATATTTTATCTATGGTTAGGTCTTTTAGAAAATATAGTTTCCGAAAGGATTCACATAAAAACCCTTGTTTACATAGTGTAAATCCTTTATATAATGATTTATCTGGTTCGGATTTAGGTTCATTATATCCAATTGAATGATATACCATATTCTTATACTTTATTGGTTGTTTAAAAAACCAATCAGAAACATCTTCTGGTCTGTTATAATAATACTTTTGTTCTTTTTGTATAAAAACCAATAATTTATCACTATTGTACCCTAAATCTTTAATTGTTGTTTCGTATAACTGTTTTACTTCTGGATAATAATTATTAACAACACATTCCGGGATAATTAATTTTAATGGTTTAAGTTCTTTTATTGCTTCAACATAAATATCCCAATTTGGTGGGTTAAACGTTCCACCATAATTAGGGTCAATATACCCACCAATACTACAATCGAACAAAACCGGGCCATCTTTACAAAGAAGAACGTAAATATCGTAATTAAATATGGTGCAAGACGGGTTGGGTTTATGGTTTAAGGTAGGATGATATTGTAGAAATTCCATGCATATTATTTTATCTTCGATTATATCCAGATCCACCGGGATCTTTCATACTTCTAGGATTGTTAAAATATGACGAGAAATCCATCTTACCACCACCGTAATTTACCATCGGAGCTGATTGATCATCTTCTTCACTAGCAGCTAATTTTTGTCTAGCTGGTGATGCAAAGGCACCTCCCATACCATCAACAATAAAATCTCCAGTGATTTTAATTGAATTTGGATTACCGTGGGCATCTTTACCATAATCTTGATCAGTTATAACTATACCTTCATGCGATGATGTATCTCCGTATTTATCTGTTGTATAGTTATTAAGAACTTCATTACCTAAAACTCGAGTAATATGATACGTTAACGCTCCATTGACTGCGGTTTGAATATCTTCTTCCTTATATACTTCATCTAATGGTTGCTGACCATTTAAAACTGTCATGTAATTGTTCTTACTAACAGCTCCTAAAATTTTACCATCCAATGTTTGAATCTTATCAGTTTTAGGTATTTTTACCATCCGGTTAAACCATTGATCTAGTGGTTGTTCAACGGTTTCATTACGTGAATAAACCACGGTAAATGGTTGACCTAAAACGTGTTCAAAATTAACTACACCACGTTTTGTAACATATATCCCGGTAATCACATCAAAACCAAATTCTTCTGCAAAGGGTTTTACCTTTTCTCTGAGGGATTCTAATACTTCAGGATCGAATTGAATTTTTCTAGATACTGTTTTATCTATTACCATTTTACCAGAAACAGGGTCTTTATAAGTTGACGGTTTAAGGCCCGGTCTAGTTTCTTCACCTTGTCGATTTCGCTTTTGATAAAACTGATTAACACCATGAAATGCTATTAATTTAGCTGACCCATAATCGACGACATTTTCTTTACCATCGATATATTCAGTATTAATAAATTTTGTTGGATCGGTATATAATCCTAGATCCATTAATTCATCTTTTATTGAAGGTAATGCTGCATTCATAATCTCCAATATCATTTTACCTTTACGAATCATCCCATGAGCTTTACCAGTTACTGGGTCGGGTTGAAATCTAGTTTGAAGATTATCGATGGTTATACCCCTAACATCAATTTCTTTTTGTGAACCACGATCTAATGCAAATTGTTTTGGATTATTTGGATCGTGTTCGTCGCCAACTACCTTTAATGATAGGTTCACACCATCTAATTTAACGGTTGCGGTTCCGTGGTCTAATTTTTCAACTGCATCATAAAATGTAGAAACGATATCATCAAGAGTTTTAACAGATGGTACATCAAACGGGTGCCACATATGCCCTCCCGCTCCGCCGGAAAGTAATAATTGTTCATCGGTTTGTTGTAATGTACCGATTTTATACAAGTTAAAAATATTATCGTTTTCGTTTAATAATTTCATGTTAAAATAATTCTAGGTGATCTAGCAAATACTGTTTGTGATTTAAATCCACTACCTTCAAATACATCAATATATACGTCAAACTGTACTTCTGGTACTTTTTCTAATTGGGAATATATTTTTTGAATACTAGGTTCTTTACAATTAATTACAACACATGTAAATTTATTATCATTCCCAGCTGTTAAGTAATCAAAACCTATGTGTTCTTGATAACATACAATTGCAATAGCTCCAACTAATCGTTGAAAGTTATCATAATTGACACGAGGGTTAAATTGTGTAAAATCTCTCTCTTTAAAGAAATGTTGGAGATCCTTTCGGAGATTATGTTTTATGTGTTCATACGTCTTGAGTTCGGAAAACACTTTAACGTAATTCCCCACATCATCTCCTTCGTCGCTGAAAAGGGATGCTATTTGTGATGGTAAGTTGGTTTGTTTTTTACCAGCAGTAGCCATTTTTTGATTAAGTTTGTCAATAATAGCTGTATAATATGTTAATTGTGTCCCACCTCTAGATGATGGTGTAAAACTTTTAGTGATATATGTATTGAAAAATTCGCGTATATCTGCTTTATCAATACCGGCTTTTAAATTAGTTGGAATAGACACACCGGAGTTGTTAAGTATTGCTTTTGCTTTTTCATATGCCTGTTCAGCTAATTCGAATTTTTGTTGATCAGCGTAATCTTTAACCAATTGAAAATAATTGATTAATTTTTGGAACTTTTCATATTGTAAATCGGTATATACACTTTGAGCAACTAATCTGCTACTAATTTTGTTCATATTACCATCTCCACCTAATACTGCACCGGATCCTCCAACACCGTTTGTTTTGATCTCAACTTCTTCTCCAGACCATTGTAAATCCCCACTTTTCCCTTTCTTTGCAGTTCCAAATATTGAAAATGTTGCTTCTCCTAACCCAACATTAGTGGATGCCCCTGGTTTGATATTTAAATGAATCTCTTTGATTAAATTTTCTAACCCTCCCCTGTCGTTTTCTTTGAATTGTCTAGGAAGTTTGTCAATAATTGCATCAACAAAATTTGTAACCTTAAGAACTCCAAGATCTTCTAAAGATAATAACCTATCTTTAAATTTTGCCAGATAATTTATTAATTCCACTGCATGGTTATAGCCAGAATTAATAATGATAGACTGCATTTGATCAACTGCTGGTTTACTACCTTTTCCGGACCAATCACCATTTTTAAAAATGGTTTGTATAGCCTCTTCTATATCATTTTCAGCTTCTATCCGGATTCTATTACGGATTTTTTTGGCATATACATCTGTTAATGTATAATTTTCCGCATCACCGTCTTTGAAATCAAATGACACGGTTACATCTTCTCCAAGAATTTGCTGTCTTGGTAATTTAGGAACAGATTTATACGCAACTTGAGCGTAAATGTCTTGTAATGATCGGTAGTTCATAATTTAATAGTCTATATCTGGATCGTCGGAATATGTTGAAATATACCGTTTTATCTTTGATAACATTTCGCGACCGTTTTCTTCATTAATCTCTCCTTCTAAAATTTCACTTGGAATATCCCCATCAGTATTAATTTGTAATGCTTTCCTAATCAACCGGATTAATTCAACTTCACCTTCGGATGATAATTGTTGTACTTCAGGTTCTCCTTGGGGTTCAGCAGGGGGTTGAGGGGGCATAGGATCGATAGGTTCGCCTGGTTGCTGAGGCATTTGAGCTGGATTGAACAACGGGTTAGGTCCTTGTTCATTAATCGCTTGGTGTCTAGAGTTCACCAGTTTAAAAAATTTGCTTTTAGTTGAAACGTTCATAAGATTTAAGATTGTAAAGCTTTCTTGAGGTTATTAGTATTGTCTTCATACTTTTTGACAGCTAATTTACTAACATTTACCCTATTTTTTACTGCTCTATTAGCCTGATATGCTGATGTACCGACACCAAACGCACCTAATTGTTTAGTGGGTTTTTGAGCTAACCGTTCAACTGCGTCATCAACATCATATTTGCTGCTAGAATCCTTTGAGCCTCTACCTGTAATAGCAAATTCGTCTTCATCCTCAGCTGAAGGAGTTGGATTTTTAATGAGTTCATTAACTTTAAAATAGGTTCTAATTAAATTCTTGTACACGTCTGGGTTTTCATCGTGAGTAATTTTGGATGATGCAAATTCCAATACAACCGAAATTTTTTCTAATAAATCTTTACTGATTTGTACTTTATCGGAGGTATCAGATACATATTTCTCAAACCCTTCGTTGATGGCTTGGTCAAATTTCATATATCTATTTAATGAAAAACAATTTGTTTAGTCTTAATGTCATTGAAATATTCTCCTGATAAAAACGTTAATCCATTGTTTTTCGCATATTTTTTGATCTTCTCAAATGTAAATCGTTCAATATTGAACTTATCAACAGCGGATTTTATCTTTAATAGCGTACCATGAGCTCTCCCGTCACCACGCGTGATTAGTTCTTTGAAGAATTCTAACGATTTATATGAAATTACTATTTTAATTGGTAATAGTAACCTCATGCGCAATAATATGTTCGTTAAAATATGCAAATAATCTTGTTCATCAACAAATTCAAGTATTGGGCTATCATAAAATTGAGTATTACAAAAATATACAACGGGTTTTGATGTATATTGTTTATTGTTAATGAAATCAATGGTTTCTTTAATAGTAAAATGAATTAATATCCGGTGAATATCTTTATTTTTTGTAAAATTATCCTGTAGAAGTCCTAAATCATGCAGATGGTTAATCAAAGATATTTCATAAGATTTGTGTATCTCATGAAAATCTTGTAAAAAGATATTAAATTCCGGAAATTCAAGATCCATATCATTTAGTATTCATTTTCTTGTTCATAATACTTTACTATCAGAACAACACCAGTTATTACCAATATTAACCCAGTTAACGTTAATGTAACAGATAACGGTAACTCATACCACAGATCTTCAAATGGTTTAGTTTCCGGTACAAATGACCATATATAAAACGGTACCCAAATACCGATCCAGATAGGAATTGATCGAATAATCACATTTAATAAGTGTATCACTAACATGTGTGCATGATAAAAACGATCTTAATTTAATCAACCATTTTTATCGGAACGGATAGAAGGGTGAGATGTTTAATCCGGTGGAGGCAGGGGCCTGATAATAAAATATTAACGTTCCGCCCAAAAGAAATCAACTAACTTTTTTTGATTTTATTCAATCTAACGTTAATTATCCCGTTATAATAATCTTCTCTCAATAATACATCATGAGCTAATTGCAATTTAAGTTCTTCGTATGCAAGCTCACTCTTACTACAACAAAATTGAACTATTTCAAAAATAAATTTATCTTTACCATATTCAATTAAATCGTGATTCACTTTATCCGACGATGATGTGTAAACTTTCCAATCAGTTTCCTTAACAATATGTCGTCTTCGGTTTTTACCTTTTAGTGGTGGGAGTTTAACAATTTTTCTTGCTTGTTTTTTGCCAATGTATCTCTTACCGTTTACTGTGTTGGTTATAAGATACACAAAACCAAAAAAGTCTTCAGGGATAGGTAAAGCTCCGTTATATATCCAATGTCCTAGGTCGGTTGTCATATAAGAGATTTAAGAACTATTATTTTTTCTTCAATCTCTTCTTTTTCTTTTTATTCCGTCGTTGAACAGACCCTAAAGCTTTTGGAGCTCTATAATCACCAGTTGCATATGAATCACTAGAAAACTGTCCTGATGAAAAATCTCCAAATACACCACCAGTACCAGCCGTCATGTCTTCATCTAAAATCTTTTTAAAAAATTTGTTAAACATTTGATTACTTTAGTATTTATCATATTATACCAATATATGTCGGATATAATTGAAAAATATGACGCTGAACTTAAAGAACACGTCACTGTTGATAGTCTGAATCTAAAAGATAGAACTAGACAATTACCAGCGTATAAACATATTTGGGTTGGCCGACTCATAAGACATAAAATTGAGTTGAATAAGCTTAAAGATACAAAATATGAAAAATTAGAAGAGTTAAAACAACGAATCCGAGCAGAACATCTCACTACATTATCCGCACCTGCAGCTGAAAAATATGCCAATAATACAGCTGTTATGAAAGAAATCAATAAAAAAATCGTTGACCAAGAGCTGATAATTGAATATCTTGAAAAGGTCGAGAAAATTATGCACTCTTATGGCTTTGATTTGAAAAATATGATTGAAATTGAAAAATTGGAAACAATGTAATGATTAAACTAATACTTTTTGATATAGATGGTGTTCTAACAGATGGAACAGCAACATACGACTCTGAAGGAGTTGCTGTTGGTAAAAATTTTAACCATAAAGATATTTCAGCTCTTCGGAGATTTCAACCGGAACTTGGTATTGATGTTGCGTTATGCACATGTAGTAAGGAAATTAACTTGAATTATGCTAACCGTAAGAACTTATCATGTTACTATATTCCATACGATCCTGGTAGGACAGAAAAACAACACCTGTTACCGGAAATTATTGCGAGATATAATTACGATCTTGATGAAATAGGGTTTGTTGGAGATGATATCCAAGATGTAGAAATTATGAAACTAGTTGGATATAGATGGTGCCCGAAAGATGCAATATCAGATGTTCAGATTTTATGTGAGACACAAAACAGATTGAATATTAAAGGTGGTCGTGGTGTTGCAAATTATTTATTTCAACAGCTAGCTAGCAAATATTAAGGATAAAATTATGGCAACGTTTGCAAATTTAGTTATACCAATGGCTGGTCAAAGTTCATCCTTTTCTAATAAAGGGATTAAAACACCAAAACCATTCATTGATATATTTGGGAAACCGATGGTGCAACATGCATTTGAAAGTCTTGATTTAATGCCGTATGTTACACCAATTTTTGTTATAACAAAAAATCATGATGATTGTTATAACGCATGTAATGTTATTAAAGAATTTTGTCCAGGCGCAAAATTTGTGGTGTTAGATAGCACAACATCTTGTCCAGCTGAATCTTTGTATAAGGCTAAACCATACATTAACAGCGATAAACCGTTAATACAATCCAATGTAGATCAAATTTTACAGTGGGATTCAGATCGATTTTTATCTGTTATTAATAGAAACGATCCAGATGGTGCTGTAATTACAGTAAAAACTACAGACCCTCATTATAGCTATATTAAGGTTGATTATACCGGTAAAGCTATCAAACTTACCGAAAAAGAAGTTATATCCAATAGAGGTTTAATTGGCACACATTATTGGAAACGTGGTGATGATTTTATATGGAGTTATGAAGTTGCAAAGCAACAAGGAATTAATTATAATGGCGAATTATATATTTCACAAACTTATAATCCTTTGATAGAAGCTGGTCACACTATTAATGATTATAGACTTTTAGATGATGAAAAACAATACCCGGTAGGTGATCCCAAACAATTAAATGAATACACTAACAAATTCCCATTTATTAACAATCTTGGTGTTGTCGTCAGATAAATACCAACCAATTTTAAAATTGTGGTCCCACTACTTTAATAAACATTGGAAGGATTGCCCATATAAAACTTACACCGTTTCAAATACTAAACCAATATCGTTACCTAATATTGAATGTTTAGTGACTAATGTACCTGTAATGGATAATGCCGATCATTTCAAACAAATGATGTTACATGCATTAAATCACATAACAACACCATATGTGTTATGTGTTGTTGAGGATCAAATTATTGTTAAGGATGTTATTTCCGAAAATTTTGATCACGTTGTTAACTATATGGATAATAATGACATTACAAAAGTACGTTGTTTATCCATGCCATGTGGTGATCATCCATTAGAAGTTGAAGATGGTTTTATAAATTCTGAAAATTTTGGAATTATTGACAACAACAATGAATATAGAAATTCACTTCAAGCTGCAATATGGAATCGATCTAGATTAATAGAACTTTTAAATGTTTATACAACCGATTTTTCTGGTTGGGTATTTGAATGTGATGAGCAATTCCGTAATAAATCCAAAGATTGGACATATATAGCATGTAACCACGGAAAAGGTGGTCATTTATTAGATCGACCTGAAGGAAAGGGTGATTCACCATTATTACAGTACGTTGAGTTGGTACGTTGGGGATTGTTTGATAGGATTTATATTGATTTCTTCCGGGATATGGTTAAGAAGGATGGATTATCAATTGACACACCTGAATATAAGCCATTTGGGGCAGGATTAAAAAAGGAAGAATTACCATTATAGTAGTTGAATAGTAATGACTTGGTAATACTATTTAACTATGACCAAGTTCACATACTGTAATAAAAAACGAGTAGGATTTTTAGTATCCGATCACTTCGATTTAATACGTGAACATTTTTCATACGAAAATACCGGGGCTGTTTTTGCTAGAAAACGTGGAGCATGGTATGCAAAATCTAGAAAATATGTAATAACACCAGGTGGTAAATTTGATGTTGGATTAACATTTGAAATTGCCAAATTTGTTCGTAAAGAGCTACCGGGAGAAGAAATTACATATGATGATTCAATTTTATCCCAACTTAAACCCCATATTTCGAACACTGACCTTGAATTATCATTACCTCTTCGTGATTACCAAAAAGAAATTGTTGATACATGTTTTAAATTTGGAAGAGGTACTGTAGTTTTAGCAACAGCTGGTGGTAAAACACTAGTAATGGCCAACTTACTTGAACGATTATATAAAGCAACTAAAGACAAACCTACTTGGAAAGTATTATTAATGGTTCCGGATTTGGGGTTAGTAAATCAAACATACAATGACTTCAAAAAATATGGTTGTAGTTTTCAATACGGTAAATGGACTGGTAATTCCCCAGTAAATTTAGGAGACAATGTAATTATTGCAAATTTAGGAATACTTCAAAGCGGATGTAGTGATATTGAGTGGATTAAGTACATTGATGTATTGATAGTTGATGAAGTTCATAAAGTCCGGTGCAAAAATAAGGTTAATAAAATACTTAAAACCATTGAAACACCAATTAAATTCGGATTTACCGGTACTCTCCCCGACACCAACGAAGATATATGGAACATATATGGGAAAATCGGTCCAAAAATATACGAGAAAGGTAGTTACGAATTACGACAAGAAAATTACGTGAGTAATTTGTTAATCCATGTTTTAAAGTTGGAATATCGACAAAAACCGTTTTATCCCGATGAAATCAACGATCCTGGTGAGCGATATAGGTTAGAATTTGATTTTTTGTTTACAAACACGTTCAGAAACAACATATTAAAGAAAATAACAACAGAAGTTAACAATAACGTATTATTATTGGTTGACTACATTCGTCATGGAGAAGAATTATACAACGTATTAAAGGACAACGATCAAGGAAAGCAAGTATTTTTTATACAAGGTGATGTTGATGTAGAAGAACGAGAGAATGTTAAGCAACTTATTGAAACCAATGATAATATTATTTGTATAGCAATAAGTAAGATATTCAGTACAGGTATTAGTATTAACAATTTACATTATATAATATTTGGTTCTGGAGGGAAGGCAAAGATCAAAATTTTACAATCAATAGGTCGTGGTTTACGATTACATAAGAACAAAGAAAAGCTAGTAATATTTGACATAGCAGATCAACTTCGATACGGTAAGAGTCACGCGGACGGTCGTGCAAAACTATATGAAAAAGAAAAAATACCTGTTAAATATTCGACTATAACTCAAAAATAGTGGATTAAACTTAACCTGAATATACAATTAACATATGCAAGCTAAAAAGCCTAAAAACGGTAAAAAAATCAAACCCAAGAGTAAAGAACATTATGTAAATTCTGGTGAATTTAAAGCTGCAATCAAAGAATATTACCAAACTGATGAATGTTCAAATGAATTAGGAGAAATGATAACTAAAATCGCTTATGGTTTAAGTTATGCTCCCAATTTTATGAATTATTCATTTAAGGATGAAATGATAGGTGATGCTATTGTAAAAATGTTTACAGCATTACACAATAAAAACTTTGATTTAGATGCAAGGGACAATAAAGGTAATAAATACAACCCATTTTCATATTTCACTACAATTGCATTCAGAGCATTTATTAATAGGATTAAACGAGAGAAACGGCAATATGATGCTATTAATGAATATAAAGAGCGGGTATATGAAGATTTAATGAATAATGAAGAGGTAGAACAAAAAGTTTATGTTAGACCTCAACATGAAGAGGAAGAATTACAGTATTAATAAATACTAATAGTGGAATTCAACCAATTAGTAAAATTACTTGAACAAGACGAATCAATCTTCAAACCAAGAAAGACTGAAGGTAGAAGAGAACGGTTTAATCAAATAATTCAACGTCAAATACAAGACTATATCAAGAACGGATCTAAAGGTGATTTAAGTTTACCCGGAACACCAATTACATCGTTACCAGATAATTTAAAGTATGTAGGTGGTATTTTAGACCTTTCGAATACATTAATTACATCATTACCTGCTGGATTAAAGGTTGGTGGTTGTTGTTTAGATCTTTCACGTACACCAATTACAACGTTACCGGATAATTTAACGGTTGTTGGAAATTTATATGTTGATCGTACGCAAATTACATCATTACCGGGTAATTTAAAGGTTGGTGGTTTATATATTCACGACACACAAATTGCATCATTACCAGACAATTTATCGGTTGATGAATTGGATGCTCATTCAACTCTAATACAGGAATTCCCGGATAGTTTGAAAATTAGAAATTGGCTAGATATCAGAAACACACCACTAGCAGAAAAATATAGAAAAGGTGTATTAACACTAGCTCAAAGATTAGAACAATTTAAAAAAACATACCCGGGAGTTAATGGGCAGATTTACCTATGAAATTTCAAGATTTAACAACATTACTTGAACAAGATGAATCGATCTTTAAGCCAAGACGGGTTGAAGATCGACTAGAACGTCAACAGCAAGAACAACTACGGCAAGTGTATGACTATATTAAGAACGGTTCTAGAGGTGATTTAGATTTAAGAAAAACCGTACTTACCACTTTACCAGAAGGGTTACATATAGGCGACAGTTTAATGTTATTGGGATCAAAAATCACACACTTACCGGATGATATTAAAATTAATGGTGTGTTATATTTAGCAAAATCACAAATTACACGTTTGCCGGATAATTTAAAAATAGATGATTTGGTGTTATCTATGACACAAAATATTACTCAACTACCTCGTGGATTATCAGTTAATCGGAGAATTTTATGCGATTATTCACGCATAACATATATTCCTGATGATATACAGGTGGGTGAAGAGCTGAATTTGATGAAAACACCGATTGAACATCTCCCGGATAATTTAACAGTAGATAAACTGAATATCAATTACACAAGAATTAAATCTTTACCTAACAATTTAACAGCGGATTTTGTTTCAGCTAGTATGAGTTATATCAACCATATACCACCGAACAATAAAATTAAAAGGTTAATTATCTATAACACTTTATTAAGTAAAGACCCAGATATAATGTCTGCTAGAAGTGGTGAACACAACCCTAAATATCCAAATATTGGTACAATATATTATTAATATTTTTTGACCACATTCCAAACCTTATAAAACAACAGCTTACTTTTACGTTCTTCGTTTAAATCTCCAAAATCAACAAACCCAGGATCTTGTTCTGAATCATGAGGCCATTCTTCGAAATGAATACAATAGTGGTTCCTTAATTTATAGTAAGCACTTAATATAATTTCTTCTGTGAAAAAATCTGTATGTGGAGGGTGCACACTAGATAATAACACCAAAGCATGTTCATAAAAATCAATTAATGCATCAAACTCCGATGGGTGTATACCAATAACACCACCAACTAATTGTTCGGTCATATCCGTATCTTCGTATTTCATCCCATACTTATCTTCTAATAATCTCCGTAATAACTGGACATGACTTGTATGATACCAAATATTTCCATGTTTAAATTGGATAAGTTTATGGTCGGATATTAATCGATCTAATCCTGGACCTATTTCTGGTGTGTATATATTATTTGGATTTAAAGGGTAATAGTGGGTTTTATCAAAGAAATTATTAATTTCCACACCACCTTTTGTGTATGGTGTTAATGACCAATGAGTAATACCAGCATCAACCCAGCAAAAATTATCGGTATTATATGGATTAAAATGCGCTGTATTCTTAAGAAAATAGATTTTTTGATGGCACAATATTTCACATCTAGTATGGAACAATCCCGGTTCATTAGGATTTGTTTTCCGGATTTCTTCAATTTGGTCTTTAAAGTACTTGATGCATCGTTGGCGATGTGATAATATATTATCAGCATATTTGAAATCACCTAATTCAGACACAATAACTGACCATTTTTGTTGTTCTCCTAACGTATCCAAATATTCTAAATATGCTTTAATCTTATGGTAACCCGAACCACTACAATAAATTACCATTGGCAATCCAAAGTTATATAAGTTTTGTAATGAAGAAAAATAATATTGTTCATGCCAATCACGACCACCAAATTTGCCTTCGCGTTCTCCATGATATATTGCAGTGACTAATGTTGTACTCATCAATAACCTATTTAGCGTATATTAATTAAGAATCTACCATAAATAATCATAGTGAAATTTCAAGACTTAACAACATTACTTGAACAAGATGAATCGATCTTCATACCAAGAAATCTAGACACCCGGCAAGATCGTTATGAGCAACAAATTCAACAGCAAATTCAACACTACATTAAAAATGGGTCTAAGGGGAAATTATATTTATCCTATAAACCAATTAAATCGTTACCAGATAATTTAAAGTATGTAGGTGGTACTTTATATCTCGTCAAAACCAAAATTAAATCACTACCGGAAAATTTGACAGTTAGGGGTAATTTAGAGCTAGACGGAACACAAATTGAATCATTACCAGCTGGGTTAAAAGTTTATGGAGCATTATTTATGAACTTCACTCACCTTAAATCATTACCACCGGGATTTGAAATAGGTAACGGATTATATATCAAACATACACCAATTACGTCATTACCAGCTGGTCTAAGGGTTGGAGGTAATTTCGACCTTCGGGGATCACAAATTGAATCATTACCAGCTGATTTATATGTTAGAAACTGGTTAGATATCAAGGATACACCACTAGCAAAAAAATACACGGTAGAACAATTAAAAAAGATGTTACCTGACGTTGGAGGGGAAATATATATATGAAATTTCAAGACTTAACAACATTACTTGAACAAGATGAATCTATCTTCAAACCGAGAAGGATACAAGACCGGGATGAAAGACATGAAAACTTAATACAGCAAAGAATTCAAGAATATATCAAAGGTGGTTCAATTGACCATTTGGTTTTAGCTCATCAGAATATTAAATCATTACCGGATAATCTTAAAAAAGTTGGAGGGTGGTTAATGTTGTCTTACAGTCAAATAAAATCATTACCAGAAGGATTACATGTTGTAGGTGCATTAGTTTTATCTGATACTCAAATTGAATCATTGCCAAAGGGGTTGAAAGTTGGTGGTCATTATTTTTAGATTATAGTCTAATTAAAACACTTCCGGAAGATATACGAGTTGGAGGTAATGTGGTAGCTGACAATACACCTCTTTCGCAAATCTATAATGTAAAACAACTACGACAGATGTGCCCGGGTATTAAAGGTAAAATATATTTATGAAATTTACACATGAGTTGAATATTAATGTTCAACCACTATACTACTAGTAGTGAAACAGCCTCATTTTAAACAATCGAAAATTTGTTGTATTTCAGATATACATCTTGGAGTACACCAAAATAGTGCTAATTGGCATAAAATTTTATTAGATTGGACAAGATGGTTAAATACCGAACTAAAAAGTCATGGTATCCAAGATATTATGATTAGTGGCGATCTATTCCACTCTAGAAATGAAATAGCTGTCAATAGTTTACATGTTGCAACAGAATTTTTACAAATACTCCAAGATTATAACATTGTTATGATCACCGGGAATCATGATTGTTATTATAAAGACAACAGTTTAATTAATTCTCTATCGATTCTCAAAGGATGGTCTAATATCACTGTATTAGATACACCATATGATGATATATTTTTCGGAACACACATACAATTTGCTCCGTGGGGAACACAGATTAAGGATATAACCAAATGTGATTTAATTTTTGGTCATTTTGAATTGATTGATTTTAAAATGAACAACTTTAAAGTTTGTGATCATGGTGATGATCCAACATCTTTATTACAAAAAGCTAGAAAAATCATAACTGGTCACTTCCATTTAAGAGAACACAGAAAATATAGTGAAGGTGAAGTGATATATCTTGGCAATCCCTATCAAATGGACTTTGGAGATGCAGGGAGCACAAAGGGTTGGTATGAATTAGATATACAAACGTTAAAAACAGTATTTCATGAGAATACCATTTCTCCGAAACATATTAAACTACCAATAAGTCGGTTAATTACATATGACCCAGGAAATTCACAGTTAACTAACCTAATTAAAGATAATATTGTTAAATTAGTTGTTGATAAGAACGTTGAATCAGATGATTTAGATATTTTAACAACATATATCAATAGTTTAAAGCCATATATCTACAATGTTGATTATGATATAAACTACAATAAATTTACAGTAGATGAGCTTGACTATCAATATTCTGGTGTTGATTATGAAACAGCAATAACAGATTTTGTTGAAATGTTACAAATCAACAATAAAAAAGAAGTCATCGACTACACAATTAATCTATATAAATCATGCATAACGTAGGAATTGTATTATATACAACAGGTATCAATGAAAAAAATCTTAAAACATCACTGAAATCTTTTAATCATATTAAAGATAATGTGGTAATTATAAGTGACGGTGAATTGGTTAATAAAGAACTGGTTAAAGGATATAACTTTAAAGAATTTAAACGGTGTTTATATCCATCTGCATGTTATAACTATGGAATTCGCGAACATCTTAAGAATGACAACATTGAATACATTTTCATCATTAATGATAATATTTCTATATTAGATGATTCCGTTTACACAGATTATATTAACGCAGCAAAACAAACAAACATAGGTTTATTTGTATCTTGTACTAATGAAGACGACCCATATGGTAAATCCGACAATTTACGGTTAACTATCGCTATTAAAGACGGGTATAGTCTAACTTTAAACAAAGGATTCAACGGTAATTTAATTATGCTCAACAAAAAAACAATTGAACTAGCTGGATTTTTTGATGAGAGATATAAAGGAGCATTTGAAGTAGGAGATTATTACAAAAAATGTTCAGATGTTGGTATAACTGTACCATATGGCTGGTTTGTTGATGTTAAAAATGTTGAGGATAATTTATTGTATCAAACAAATCTTCCAACCAAAACCCATGAAACAATGAATCAACAGACCCTTGAAGATCGTATGATTCGTGGCATGAAAGTATTTCATATGAAGTATAAAGCTCAATTTAACGAGTTACTTAACATATACACAGCAAATGATGTTATATCTAAAATAAAATCGCTTGCAAGTAGATCTTTTGAGTAATGTTATTACAATCTTGATATATGAAGCAGGTTGTATTTAAAGATATTGAAATACAAAATTTTTTATCTGTTGGTGATGAACCGGTACGAGTAGATTTTCGTCCGGGATTCCATATTATAACAGGTATTAATAGGGATAAACAAGACCGGAGAAATGGTATTGGGAAATCAACGATATCGGATGGAATTTATTTTGCAATTTTCGGAACTACCCTTCGTGAACTTAAAAAAGATTTAATTCCCAATAATATCACTAACAATACATGTAAAGTACAATTAAGATTTAATGTAATTACAGAACAATCTGTTGATTCTTATACAATTGTCCGGACTTTAACACCAACAAAGTGTTATATTTACAAAAACGACGTAGATATAACACGCGATTCAATTGGTAACAACACAAATTACATTCAAGATTTAATTAAATGTACTGGAGAAGTATTTCAAAACACGGTAATTATGACCGTAAATAATACTGTTCCTTTCATGGCTAAAAGAAAGGTTGAGAAACGTAAATTCATTGAAGGTATTTTCAATCTAGAAATTTTTAGTGAAATGATTGCAAATTTACGGGTTGATAGTAATGAAACAAAGAAAATGTTTGATATTGAAAGTACTGTGTATACAGAAGCCAACAATGTCTTAACAAACTATAAAAATCAACACGAAAATGTCTTGCAGGATAGGAGAGATAAACTACAAAAATATAAAGCCCGGCAAGAAACCAATAAACAAACATTAGCTGAACTTCAATCTAAATTACAATCAATAAGTCACGACATTATCGATGAAAATATTTTAACAATATCCAAGCTAGAAAGTAAAATACCAGAGCTTAACACCAAACGAGATGCATGTTTAAAACAAATTACAATCTTAGATATTAAAACTCAAGATATTCAAAAGAAATTTAACAATATCAATGCCGGTCTTGGGCAAGAATGTCCGGTATGCTTACATGTAAGTGATGTAGATGACATTTTGGTTATTGATAAAGAAAAAGAGAATTTACAATCGAAGATTAAATCAAACACTGCTACTAAACAAAAGCTTGAAACTGCTGTAGATAAAATTGATGCAGGAATCACCAAAGTTAACTTAATGATTAGTAAAATTCGAACAAAGAACGATAAAGTTATTAGTCAAATAAACAATCAAAAGTTAATACAACAAAAGGTCAATCAATTAATTGAATGGCAAGAACAATTAAAAACGGATATTACGGAACTAAAAACCACCGATACCGGTCTCGAACAATTGATTATTGATTATACGGAAAAAACACAGACTAGCCGTCTTAATCTCGAAAAAGTTAAAAACAAAATCAACATGTTAGATGTTGTAAAATACGTTGTATCTGAAGAAGGTGTTAAATCATATATTGTTAAGAAAATGCTAGCATTATTTAACAGTAGATTATCACATTACTTGAAAAAAATGGATAGTAATTGTATCTGTATATTCAACGAATACTTCGAAGAACAAATAATTAACGAAAAGGGGAAGATTTGTTCATATTTCAATTTTTCTGGAGCAGAACGTAAAAATATTGATTTAGCATGTCTATTTGCTTTTATGGATATTAGGAGATTGCAAGGAGATGTAACGTTTAATTTCAGTCTATATGATGAATTATTTGATAGTAGTTTAGATGAACGTGGTGTTGAGTTAGTAAGTAACATCCTCAAAGAACGTGTTGATCAATATAATGAATCGGTCATGGTAATTAGTCATCGAAAAGAGAGTGTTAAAGCAGCTCAAGGAGACGTCATTTATCTAGAAAAAATCAACGGTATCACTAGAAGAATTAATGCACCAGAGTAAATAATAATAATGTTTACAGGTCAACCGCCATATGCAAATTCACCATTCGGTACACAATTTAATTCACCGTTTGGAGCTCCTATACAAATTCACCAAACACCACCAAAACAACCTCAAAAATCTGGTCTCCCAAGATTTTTGAATTATGCAGCTGACTTTGGTGGTTGCGCTTTTTGGAGGATGTTGTGGCCTGAGTCGTTACTCAACTCGAATGATAAGTGTATTGTGCATACATCTACTGTAATGCATAAGGATGCTAACTTTTTTAGACATTTTCAAGCTATAAAATTTCAACGACAAGCAGCTCCACATCAACGTGAATTTATTAAGTTTGTTAAAAATATATCCAATCAATTAGGTATCCGGTTAATTTACGAAATCGATGATATCCCGTTTAGAGAAGATATACCACATTACAATAAACATAAACCATCTTTTTCATCGGATGAAATAAGACAGAGTGTTCAAGAAATTATGGAAATATGTGGCAATATGTCAGTTACATGTAATTTCATGAAAGAATATTTTCAAAGTAAATTAGATCCAAACGTTAAAATTGATGTGATACCAAATTATATTCCAAAATTTTGGATAGGTAATTTTTACAATCAAGATCAAATTCAAAATAACTATGAACGATCAAAACAAAGACCACGGGTATGTTGGTCTGGATCTGGAGCTCATTTTGATGTTGATCGTCGAATTAAAGGTAAAGATGATTTTTATCATATTAATGATGTTGTTAGAAAAACAGTAAACGACTTTAGATGGGTATTTTATGGTGGTATATCCCATGAATTGGTTGATTTGGTTCGGTCTGGGAAAGTTGAATATGTGCCGTGGGCTAATTTATATGAATATCCAGGAAAGCTACATGGTTTGAATATCAATATGTTTATTGCACCACTATCAGATAACAATTTCAACAAATCAAAAAGTGACTTAAAATATCTCGAAGCGTCTGCATTAGGTATACCAATTGCATGTCAAGATTTATGTACGTATGAAAACGCTCCAATTAAGTTTAAAACTGGAGATGAGATGATTGACCGAATTAAAGAAACCTTAAAAGATGAAAGACAATATATTAAACAATCTGTCCATGCAAGAAAATTTGCTGAAACCAGATTTTTAGAAACCGAAACCAATTACATGAAATTTTACGACAATTATATGTATGCAAAAGGATCACCGGAGAGAAAATATTTGAAATGAAAGATTTATTTTTTACATACGATATAGACGGGTATACAAAAGCAAAAGAATGGATTAAACAGTATAATCTCGAAAATGAGATAGAAGAGGCCATTAATGAACAAAATGGTCCTGTTAATTCATACACATATGTGGCTTTGGCTAATAGTTTACGTATTCGAAAAACATGTTGATGTTTTGTAGCATGTTAATATATTAATTGCATGTATAGAAATATTGTATATGATCAATTTAACCAACAAATTAGATTATACACTTGGGATGAAGTTGGTAACCGGATCGAATTAGTTGAAAAATACAACCCATACCTTTATATTGAACCTCACAATAACCAACATGCAACAGCTGAATCAATTTATAAGACCCCATTACGTAAAATCACATTTCAACGTGATTCTGATCGACGCCAATTTATCAAAAATAATAGCATTAAGCGATTATTTGAAAATTTACCTATAAAACAACAATATCTTATCGATAAATTCTGGGAAGTTAATGAAACCCCAGAATTTACCCAATTTGATATCAAAATGTTACTACTTGATATCGAAACCTATTCACCAGCTACTGAGGGATTTCCGGATATTGAAAAAGCAAACCATCCGATTAATGTTATTACCGTATATGATAATTTAACTGCTCAATTCTATACATGGGGCACGAAACCATATACGGGTAAATTAAAGAAAAATGTTGTGTATACATATTGTCAAACAGAACGACAATTGTTTGATCAATTTTTAAACTATCTCGAACAAGACTATCCAGATATTTTATCCGGTTGGAATAGTGAGTTTTTTGATATTCCATATATCATTAACCGTATGAAAAGGGTCATAGGGGAGAACGAAATGAAACGTTTATCTCCAGTAAGGCAAGTCTATTATCGTAACATGATGGGAGCGTTTGGTGCTCAACAAACTCGATATTATATTGAAGGTATAGCACTTCTAGACTATCTCGATATTTACAAGAAATTTGCTCCAGAACGTGAGTCTTACAAACTTGATGTTATCGGTGAAATTGAACTTAATGAACGAAAAGTCGATTTCGGAGACATGGATTTAGCAACATTATCAGATGTTGATTGGAATAAATTCATTGATTACAACGTTCAAGACGTAAACCTATTGGCTAGACTTGATGAAAATTTACAATACTTGAGTTTAGTCAGGATGTTAGCATATGTGGGTTGTACTACTATTGAATCTGCAATGGGAGCATTATCTGTAATCAATGGTGCATTTGCAGTTCGAGCTAGACACAGAAATCAAATTATTCCGACGTTTATTCGGGGCGAAGATACTGGTAAAAATCCAGGGGCATATGTAAGCGAACCTAAACAAGGTTTTCAAAATTATATCATGTCGTTTGATGCTAATAGTCTATATCCGAATGTTATGATATCTTTAAACATGTCACCTGAAACGAAAGTTGGTAAAATAATAGAAAAATCAGCTGATAATATTACGGTTGAAATGGTTTCTGGTAAGGTAAAAGATTATAAACTTCCAGTATTTGCAAAAATGGTTAAAGATTATAAGTTAACCGCATCAAAGGCTAACATTTTATTCCATCAGAACGAAAAAGGTGTGATACCGGAAATTGTTGATTACTATTACAATAAACGTAAAAAGGTAAAAGATGAATACGTTGAATTAAAGAAACAACATGCGGAGATTGTTAATCAAATAAAAATCCTCGAAAATCAATTAGAAGAACTTGGTTGATATTGTTTCTTTTCAAATTTCTGGATTGATATGATGTTACCTGTTGTTCGTGATTTAAATGGTTTATGTAATTGAACTTTACCGGCAATCCTATACATAATACCATCTCTTGCATACCCAGATAATATCATATCTTTTAAAAAATCTGATTTAACAGTACCGTTTTCTGTATACGTTAGATAATACATTAAACGTTTTAATGAAGCGGTTTTACATTTTTCGGAGGTTATTTGTTTTTCTTTTTTGGTTCTTGCATAATATTTTTTTTCCCACTTTAGCCTTCGTTTACGTTCAATTTGAGCTTTACGTTCATCCGACCAGTTTAATTTTGTAATTTTACCTTTATTTGTTCCTTCATACACGTTTTTCGGGTCCCTCCCTTTAAGGCTTTTCATACCATGTTGTTTTAATTCTTCTTTTGTTCTTGTACGAAAATATGTGGTAATATTTTTCCGGTGTTTTTCTCTACGTTCCGGTGTAAAAATAACACCGCTTGTTCCTTCCCCACCTTCTGTTAAATTATATAGAGGCCCTGTTTTTAAATCACACCGACCGATTTCAGTTATTAACTTCATTTCCATATCCAACGCTTCTTTTTCATTATCGGTTATAAAAACAGTTTTTAAAACCGGATCTATACCGGTTTTAAGTAGCTTATTAATTTTTCTTCCCAATCTCGTGTTTTTGTTTTTATAGTGTTTATATTTCCGTTTTTGTTGAATATTACCTTTACCGACATATATAGGTAAATATTGATATTCCTGGGATAATATGTTATAATTAGAAGGAACGGTAGGATCAAAATATATGTAGACTTCAAACATATCAATATTTATACCAAACTAACGATATATGAACAAAAAACAATTATTAGATAAAATTGCAGGTCTTAAACGACAGCGTGATGATATTAATATCAAATTACAACAAGCTGGAACAAAACAGCTAACTATTAAAATTCTTATTAATTCCATTTATGGTTGAAAACGACCCTTTATATAGCAATATATAAAGAAAATCCCTTTAATTGCTGGAAACTCTTATAGTAAGACAATCAGCAGCCAAGCTCAATTGAGAAGGTTCAACGACTATCCGAAAGGAGTACACTTAAGTAAGTGGAAATGGGGGAGATCTCTATGAGATCATGATATAGTCTCATCTTTACAGTGATGTAAAGCAGCGAAAGCGGGTGTTAATTAACGACTAACATCGAAGATATATGATTTTGGAAATAAAAACGCTCCAATTGGAGATGATGATATTGCAGCATCTGTTACATTAACCGGGCAAGCTGTAATCAAACAAAGTAATAAAATTATCCGAGACTTCATTAAACTTAAGACCGGATTAACAGATGAACAGATTGAAAAGAATGACCCAATTATATACAACGATACCGATTCAAGTTATGCATCAATTGAATTGCTTATAAAACATTTAGGGCTCAAGTTTACTAATGAAGATGGGGAAATTCATGATGATGTCTATAAAATTGAAACTGAATTGGTCGATTATTTAAATGATGAGATATATACATGGGGAACAAAAACCTTTAATAGTAAAGATTGTAGATTTGTTTTTAAACGTGAAAGTATTGGACAAGTCGGGCTATTTTTACAGAAAAAACGGTATGTACTACATGTTCGAGATGATGAAGGTGCAAAAGTTAATAAGATAAAATACACTGGAGTTGAAGTAGTTAGAACAACACTACCGAGTTCATTAAAACCGTACATGAAAAACGTAATTGAGATTATGTTATCGTCTCAAGATTACCAACAAACCAATGAAGCTCTTAAGGCTGTGTATGATAAGTTCAAACAATTGAGTATAAATGAAGTTGCTTCGGTAATGGGTATTAAAAACTATAGTAAATATGCAAGTTTGTGTACAGGGTTTAAGACATGTAAAGGTATGCCAGTGCATTGTAAAGCAGCTTATTACTATAACGAAATACTCAAAACATTAAATTTAACTGGTAAATATGAACCTATTGGATCTGGAGATAAAATCAGATACTTTTACGTTAACAAACCAAACAGGTATAACATTAATGTGATTGGGTTTAAATATGATTGGCCTGTAGAATTTAACGAAATAGTTACACCAAATTACGATAAAATCTTCACAAAGTTGATTTACAAGCCAATTGAACGGTTTTATAATTGTGTTAAGTGGAAATGTTATTTACCAAATCAAGCAGTAAAATGTGATTTATTTAGTTTATTGGCAGAATAGTTGAACTATCAAGTTTAAAACATAATATATAAAGATGGAAGAAACAAAACTTAAAATTATTATCGATCAAGTAGGCAGAATCATTATTGGAGAACAGGTAGATCTAACCGATGAACGGTTGGTCCTTAAAAATCCATGTAATATTTTTATTCAACCAAATGAACACGGTCAACTACAAGTTCAAACAATTCCGTTGTTTTTCCGGGAATTTTTAACTCAAGCCGGTCGTGAAGCTGGAGTTAGTTTTGAATACAAAACCGGTCAATATAATGCAACAACCGCTGGAGATCATTTGGATGAAAAGCTTGTAAACCAATACTACCAGGTAATGGAAAATTTTAAACAACAAGATCCTGTTGTACAACCAGCTGAACCAGCCCCAGGAGAAGTCGTTCAATTGTTTAACGAATAACAAATTACCTTAAAAATCGAAAACTTGGATACATTTTATGAATTTGTGTCCAAGTTTTCGCCCGTCTTTCTAAAGGGGTACTAGTAATATCAATTGATCCACCTACTATCAAATCTTTTGGTAATGCACTAATTTCTGTATCATATAAATGTAAAGACCCACCAATAACCATCTTTGGAGATAGAGATTTTAAACCACCACATTCTTCAAATAAACAATCTCTAACAACTTGTAATCCTGGACCGATTTTTGATATGAGAGACCCAACAAATGATGCATTACCGGTAACTTTAAATCCCGGGGGTGTTGATATCACATTAGAAAAGTCAACTTGCAAATCACCGTTAATTCTTTTGAGGTTGTTGAAAGAATTAAAATTCCCTTCCATCGCTAAAAAACTACCATTAATTTCAGTCCACTTAGATGGAACGGTTTTTATTAGAGTGTAGCTTATATCTAGAGTTCCACCAACAATCAAATCTTCCGGTAATACCTTAATCTCACTTGCTGAAACTGTTAAATCGCCTTTTACATGTAACCCTTTTGGTAATTGAGTAATACCAGAACATTCATCTAACATTAAATTGTTGACAGTCAAATTATCTGGAAGCGAGCCTTGTGGAACCAGCATACCACTCAGAATAAGATCTCCGGTCTTTTGACTTTCCCGGATCTTTGCATTTATCATCATTTGTACCCGTTCTAACCGATCACCTAATCGTCTAGGAGTAAATATTGATGGTTGATCATTTTCAACTAATAATGCTAAATCATGGAATTTCATTTTAAGCCGATAATTTGAAGATATTGCATGATTTTCTTTCTATCTTTAGTCACTGCATCATCACTATCATACACTTCTTTAAGAGTCCCGTCTTCTTCAACTAAAAGAGCGACTGTTTTCCATGTACGCGGGAAACCAGCTTCCAATAGTTGGTTAAGCAATTGTTCAGATTTAATAAGAATGAGATAAAATGTATATCTCTTATTGAAATAATAATCATTCCAATGATCCGGATTTTTGTAAGTAATACACCATTTTGCATCTTCATCCCCCAGACCGCATGATCTTCTTGAAAACAATGATACCCCTAATTTCCTTGCAGCTGCATGACTATGTGGTACCACCACATATAAATCATCTGTATCAACAATAACTTCAAAATCTGATTGGTCTTGTTTATTAGAAATGTTACTACCCGTTGAATTAAGAGTGTTAATTTCGTCTTGTAATTCTTGAAATGTTTGATATTCGGCTAAATTCGACTTTGAGGTTAACCGTCTTTGCAAAAAGGTATGAAATTCCTCAACGGTATTACGTAAGTCATCTAAATTATTAACATCAACATTGCCTTGCATTATTTGCCGGGCCATCCAACCTGAATAGGTTTTCTTCGGATGCGGGTCCGCTTCAATAATTTTTTGTGCTGTTTCCGGATCTAATTTACCACTAGCAACATATTGTTTAGTTTCTTTTCTGGTTTCATTTAAATATGCTTCAAAAATCAGGTATGAATCATGCGTCATACATATATTTATAATATTCAATATTTTTTAATAACTGATATTGATAAAAACTAAACATATTATATAATATACACATGAGTAAGAAAAATGATTTTAATGACGTGTTTGCATCATTGGATAAGTTAAACCCGGAATCGACGTTCTTGAGTGAGAACGCTTTATCTAATGTTGATACTTGGTACGATACCGGTTGTTATGCATTAAATGCAATATTAGGCGGAACATGTAGACATGGTGGTGTACCTAAAGGTAGATTAACCGGATTTGCTGGACCTTCCCAATCTGGTAAAACTTACATCATTAATAAAGTACTAGGAAATGCACAAAAACGTGGTGTTCATCCAGTTATTTTTGATACAGAGTTTGCTGTCGATAAAGATTCTACGATCGGTGTCGGATTGGATCCTACAACCACTAAATATGTACCGGTTTATACTGTTGAACAGTGTCGTAATCAATTAGTTACATTCCTCGATTCAATTGTTGAGAAAGGAATGCAAGGAAAATTCATAGTATCTGTAGATTCACTAGGTAATCTAGCATCACAAAAGGAAGTAGATGATGCTGCAAAAGACAAATCAGCTATGGACATGGGATTACGAGCTAAACAGCTAAAATCAATGATGAGGATATTAACCTATAAAGCTGGATTATCCGGAACATCAATTTTGTTTAGTAACCATACATATGACGACCCATCTGCATTATTTCCATCATTAGTCAAACAAGCTGCTGGTGGTAGTGGACCACAATATATGGCATCAATTTTATGTCAATTAGCTAAAAAGAACGAAAAGCAAGATGCAAATAACGATGATGATGAAATTTTAGCTGAAGCACGTAATTATTCCGGGAGTACCCTTAAGTTTTTAACAACTAAAAATCGATTTGTCCCACCATTCTTGACTGCTGAAATTTATTTGAATTTCAAAACTGGTTTAGACAAATATAGTGGGTTGAAAGATATGGCAGTAAATCATGGTGTGTTAGTTCAAACTGGTTCTACCTTCCAACTCGGCGTTACAAGCGATGATGGTAAATATAAAGCTAACGACAAAATCGGATATTACAAAAATTTCCGAAAAGATGTAGACTTGTTTGAAAATTACATCATTCCGGAATTAGATAAGAAGTTGATCTCTGCGTACAAGTATGGGAAGTAATTTATCTGTTGATCTCCCTGTAGTTGAATAGTAAATAACTACAATGGCTAACATAGCGTTTTACGGCTCACATAACGGTGGGGTTGTGGTTGAGGAACAAGGCACATATTATGTTATTGAATTTGAACGATTCTTTAACGTAAAAAATATGGGCCTTGCTCAGTATAAATCACTTAAGTATCGAGATGAAGGTATTAGAAGTGTTCTTCAATATATTGAAAAGGAACTACGGATAAAACCACCGTTTGATAATCTTTTACACATTAATACTGAATGTTCACATGACGATATATGTACTAGCTATAAAGATTACATACCAGCGTTGAATGTATATGAAGGGTTTCACCACCATTCACATGCATGTGGGTCGTTTTACCAATCACCATTCGATAAAGCTCTAATTTTTAGTTTTGATGGTGGTGGTAATGATTGTTTTTTCAACATTTTCCTTGCAGATCGTAAAACAGGAGCAACATATATAGGGAAAACAAACCCAACCCAACCAGCTCCATTTGATTGTGACTTGGGTTTTCCCTACATGTGTTTTGCTCATTTTTGTAATGATATAAACCAAGAGTGGATTGCGGATGGTAATTTGGTTTATAGTGGGAAAATAATGGGGTTATGTAATTATGGGGAGGTTAGACCAGAATGGTTACCGTATTTTAGACAATTTTATAAATCCCACCCAGAGGGTACAAATTATATCGATAAACTTAATAATATCATTGGTGTAAATTGTGGTTTAGTATTTGACGAAAACAATAGATTTAGTGGTCAATTAAGTTGGGATATAGCTGCAACATCCCAACAAGCATTTGAAGATTGTTTTTTTGAAATTGCAGACCCTTATATACAAACATATGACAAATTACCTATTATTCTTACTGGTGGCTGTGCTCTTAACATTTTGCTTAACACTAAAGTTTCAACACGTTATCCTGGACGCGATATTTTCGTGGCTCCTAATAGTAATGATTGTGGTATTGCATTTGGACTACTCGCAGGTTTTAATAAACCCAGTACCCCGGTTGATATCACATATGCTGGAATGGATATTTTAGATTCCAATGCATATCCAAGTTGGATTGAAAGTAATGATACATATCGTGTAACATTTGATGATATTACAGATAAATTAAAAGATGGTAAAATATTTGGTGTTGTTCGTGGTAGATGTGAACATGGTCCAAGAGCATTAGGGAACAGATCAATTTTGTGTGACCCATCATACCCACAAATGAAAGACATTCTCAATCAAAAAGTAAAACACCGGGAATGGTACAGACCATTTGCCCCGGTAGTTCGACTTGAAGATGTATCAAAATATTTTGAATGGGATAAGGAATCACAACATATGTTGTTTTGTCCCAATGTAAGACCAGAATGGCGTGATCGACTATCATCTATCACACATGTTGATGGTACAGCTCGTGTACAAACCGTTACAAGAGAACAGAACAAATGGTTATATGATTTATTAACTGAATTTGAGAAGAAATCTGGTCATGGAGTATTACTTAACACATCATTTAATATAGCCGGAAAACCGATTTTGAATACTATTGCGGATGCCATGCATGTTTTGAATAATTCGGAGATGGACTATTTAATAATCAATGATTTTTATTGTGGTAAATATTAGGATCTCTCATAATATAGTTATATGAGTACAACTAAAGCTGTTATGCCATTTTCTGGTGGAATGGATTCATCAGTAATGTTAAGAATGGTACAATTCCACCATGATGAAATCCATTTAATTACATTTGATTACGGTCAAAGACATATCCGGGAAATTGAGTGTGCTAAAAGACAAATTGAACAAGCTAAATTAATTGCATTTAGCCGAGGTCGATTTAGTGAATCAATTATTCACAAAATTATTGATGTTTCATTCATAAAAGATATTGCTCCAACTAGTTCACTTACAAATCTGAATATTGATAACCCGGATGTTAAGGATATGGTTGGAGAAGCTCAACCTGTAAGTTATGTACCATTTAGAAATCAATTGTTTCTTTCAATTGCATGTGCTTATGCAGAGGGTATTGGTGCTAATACCGTTTATCATGGGGCTACTAAAGTTGATAGTTTAGCAGGGTATTGGGACGGTAGTCCAGAATTCTTGGATGCGCTTAATCAGCTTGTTGCTCTCAATAGGAAAAATCAAATCAATGTAGTGTGTCCACTGCTTGCTTACGATAAGAGAGACATTGTTCTCCAAGGTATTAAATCACATGTAGATTTCGCAAACACCTATACGTGTTATAGTGGGGATGAAATAGCTAGTGTAACCACACCAAGTTCATCATTAAGAATCAAAGGATTTGCAGAAGCTGGTTATATTGACCCACAACCATATAAAGAAAATTTAAAGGATTTTTGGGAAAAACATAATTGTAAGCCTTGCCCAACAAATCCTTTATACACTAAAGAAGGAACACGAGGAGCTTATTAATAATCTTCAAAATCATCTTCTACACCATATTCCGTATCTAACATAGCTGTAGGTTCAATTGAATCTACAGGTCCTTCTGTATAGTCAGTGGAATCTCCGTCAGATTCAAAATATTCATCCAATAATCCACTAACAACCATATCTTCTACAACCTTTTTTGCCATATCCTTATCAATATATTCAGAGGCAAAAGCTATAATTTCTTTACTAGTTGCTGGTTCAGTTTCAACATATCTAATAATATCCTTTTGAACACCTTTTAATGGAACATTATATGCATTTTCACCAGGTTTAAATGTTCTTCCAGTTAATTTAACTTTTTGGCTAGTTTTTTCTTTTCTGGCTCGGGTTTCTCTTGATCTGGGACCCTCTCCTTTACCTTTTAACCTCATCATCATTTCATAATATGATTCTGTACGTTTTTCACCAGTGTTAGGATCCGTTATCTCTTTTCTTACACGTTCACCGTATTTTTTCTTCCGGCCTTCTTCAAGAGATTGGATATATGATTCAAAAAGAAATTGATTATCGCGGTCTTTCATTTATCATTATTTATAAATTATGTGTGCTATATTTGGAACATCTAATAAAGAAGAGATCAACACTCTTTTTGAAGCTAACCATGATCGTGGTGGTTTTGCGGTAGGTTCATTATGTGTAATGAAGAATAATGAATATGCTGTTAAAAAACAAGGCGGGAAAGAAATAGAAAGTCTAATTCCATACCCGTATTCGTTCGCATTTAATGAAAAATTCGTCAAATATTACATGTTTCATGACCAAGCACCCACTAGCTCTGTTCGAGAATTTACAATATCAACATCCCACCCATTCCAATACGGTCCTTGGATTGTAGCACATAACGGAGTCTTACATGATTATAAACATCTACTTGAAGATCATGACTGTAAAGTAGATAGTAGCTATATTCCAGCTATGTTAGCCCGTGAAACTGGTTTTGATGAAGTGACCGCAATTCGAAATGTTTGTAATTTACTTCATGGAACGTTTTCATGTTGGATATTTAACGCAGAGTCGGGTAGAATTTATCTTGTTAAACAAGGTAGTACGTTGTTTTGTAAGAATACATCATTTTCGTCCGTTAAACTTCCAGATTGGGAGTCTTTAACAGATGGGGTAATTTATGAAATAAAGGATTCAATTGAATGTGTTGGTTATTTTAATAGCAATAATCCATTTATGGTATTGATTTAATAAGAGCAACTATAATATTGGTATATGAAAACAGCTTTAGTATGTGGAGCCGGTGGGTTTATTGGTAGCCACCTAGTTACACAATTAAAAAAAGAAGGATATTGGGTTCGTGGTGTTGATTTAAAAGAACCGGAGTTTGCTAAAACAGATGCGGATGAATTTGTTGTTGGTGATCTAACAGATTTTGGATTTGTCAATAGAATTATTCGAACTGGTAGTTTTTACACTAGTACCCCGGTGCAATATCAAGAACAATTTGATGAAATCTACCAACTTGCTGCAGATATGGGAGGAGCTGGTTATATCTTTACCGGAGAAAACGATGCAAATGTAATGCAAAATTCCGCTTCAATTAACCTTAATATTCTTAAAGCGATGGTTGATTTGAATGAATTTGTTCAAACTGAATGGTATAATAATGCAAGAAATTTCGAAACCAAGTATGTTCCACGAAATACAAAAATATTCTACAGTAGTTCTGCATGTATGTACCCGGAACACAATCAATTAGACCCAAATAATCCTAATTGTGCTGAAGATAGTGCATACCCAGCTAATCCTGATAGTGAATATGGATGGGAAAAACTATTTAGTGAACGGCTATATTTAGCTTACAATAGAAATCACGGAATTCCTGTTCGAATCGCACGATTCCATAACATTTACGGCCCGGGTGGCACCTTTGATGGTGGGAGAGAAAAGGCTCCAGCTGCATTATGTCGAAAATTTGCTATTGCAAATAACAATGACGAACTTGAAGTATGGGGAGACGGTGAGCAAACCAGGTCATTTCTATATATCTATGAATGTATTAAAGGGATCCGAAAATTAATGGATTCCGACTTTCAAGGACCGGTTAATATTGGGTCTGATGAAATGGTTTCTATTAATCAAATGATAAAAATGTTAAAATCCATTTCTGGTAAACGGGTTATAGTTAAACACAAGTTAGATGCCCCGACCGGTGTTCGTGGACGTAACAGTGATAACACTTTAATCAAGGAAAAACTAGGGTGGGAACCCAAATTCCCATTAAAAGAAGGTTTACAGTTGACCTATCGATGGATCCTTAACGAATTGAATTCTTGATTATATGTGTTAGTGTTATATAATCAATTTTAATGACTAAACACCAACTAGATCTTGATTTTTTCGAAAAGGTCGTGGTTCACAAATGTTTAACCGATTCACGTTATCTATCTTCGGTTATTGAACATGCTGAACCACGGTTTTTTAATGATAAAAACATAACTACTGTTTACCAACTAATAAAAGGATTTTTTAACCGGAGATCGACGGTTCCTACCAATACCGAAATATTAGCATTATGTAATACACCAGAACTCCGGGCTTCTTTTAAGAATGTACTTAAATCGATTAAAAATATAGATACATCTATTAATGAAGATGAACTAATAAGCAATACAGAACGGTTTCTCAAGGAAAAAGCGGTATATCATACAATGATGGATGTAGCAAATGATTGCTCAGCTGGAAACATAGACCCATCATTAATTTACGAAAAATTTGAACGGTGTACCGGTATTGATCTAACGTTAAATATGGGATACGACTTTCTACAAGACGTTAACCCATTAATTAACGATTTAACACAAATAGAACCTGTAATATCGACTGGTTTAGAGTGGTTGGATCACCAACTTGATGGTGGTTTTCTAGCTAATGGTAGGGCAATGTATATTTTTGCCGGTGAAACCAATATCGGTAAATCGATTGTTCTAGGTAATATAGCTTGCAATATAGCTAAACAAGGTAAAACAGTATTATTGATATCATTAGAGATGTCAGAAATGATGTATGCAAGGCGATTAGCAAGTAATATATCAGGGATTGAAGTTAATTCCTTAAAACATGAAACGGATGCATTAAGAATAAGTTTACAACAATTTAAAGATAACAACCCTAAAAGCCGGTTATTAATTAAAGAATTTCCACCAAGTACCATTACAGTTCCTCAACTTCGTTCGTTTATTAGTAAAATTGCTCAAGCTGGAGTTAAAATTGATGCTATTGTTGTAGATTATCTTAATTTGATTTATTCACCTATTGGCAATAACAGTTATGAACGTGTCAAGTATGTTGGTGAACAATCAAGAGCTCTTACATATACTTATTCATGCCCTCTTATATCGGCAACCCAGTTAAACCGGACTGGTTATGATACGCAAAACCCTAGTTTGGATACAATCAGTGAAAGTATGGGGTTAGCTATGACAGCAGATGCAATTTTTTCGGTGTTCCAATCACCTGAAGATAAAGATTTAGATATTATTCGTATGGGTAAGATGAAGAACCGATTTGGTTCCAATCACGGCACACATGAATTCAGTATCAACTATCCAACTTTAACAATCACAGACGGTAACATGCAAAACATTAATGATTTATCGTATAATGTTGTTAACGCTATTGAATTTTTAGTAAACTAGTTGAATCTACAATAAAACAAGTTAATTAATAATAATGTCCGAAAGAAATTTCATTTTTACAGATGCTGATTTAGACGGTATAGGTTGTTTGATGTTGGCTAAATGGTGTCTTGGATCAAAAACACCATATATTACAACTACAGTTACAAATTTTAGGGAAAACCTGTTAACCTGGTTACAAAACCATAAACTAACTGATTACGATAATGTTTATATTACGGATCTTGATGTATCCCAACATGCTGATTTGTTAGATCATAAAAATGTTACCATTATTGATCATCATTTGGAGAGTTACGATGAGAAATATAAGAACGCTAAGATTGTAATAGATGTAACATGCACATCAGCGACCAAATTAACTTTCCAACATTTTATTGCCATAAACCCTCTATTAAGGGCAGAATTTACCAAACCACAATTAAAGTTTATAACATTAGTTGACGACTATGATAGTTATACATTAAAACATTCAGAAACGGTCGGGTTGAATGTTGTATTATGGAGTATGACTGGTGATAGGGTTCAAAAATTTACCGAATTATATCAAAACGGGTTTGTCCCCTTTAACAGAGAACAAATCAACATGATTAATATTGCTCAAAAACGTATTAACGATGCAATTAGTCCAGAAAACATATATATTGCATCATTACCAATTGGAAAAAAACAAGCAAAGGTAATGAGTGTATTTTGCGACCACAATATTAATGAAGTTGGTTATGAAGTTATTAATCGATATGGAGTTGACATATGTTTTATTGTAAACTTACGGACAAAATCTGTAAGTTTTAGGAGATCGAAAGAATGTGATATAAATGTTGCAAAACTAGCAAAGGTATTATGTAATGGAGGAGGTCATGCAAGTGCAGCTGGTGGTAAATTAACGGATGAATTTCTATCCTTATCAAAAAGGTTTACGAATTATGAAGTTAAATAGTACAAACCCAGTTGAATCAACATATACCAAAGAAGTTGCATATACCTTTATGGGATTTTGTTCATTCGTGTCAATTTTACACAATAAAAAGGTTAATATTCCAAATATCTTTATTATGATTTTGCAAGACCCAAAGCTTCGAGGGTTTTTCAAAGACTTGCTTGATATAGACACAGATTACCAATGTGTTCAGTTATTTTTATTTTTTGAGCCAACCTTATATAAGAGTAAATACATAATGAAATATATCAACAGCAAAAAACGCACGTTGATAACGTAAAGATTTTCAATTATACTTTATCCTGTGAACGATTTTGAACAAACAATATACAACAAGCATCTAGCTAGTTATAAAAAACATCAGAACAAACCATTTAAGTTCAGAAAAAACTTTACCAATCTAGATGAATCTACCAAAACAATATTACTCAAGCTAGCTAACTTTTTCAAACAACATAACAAGATAAATATTGACATATTTTTTGCTGCACCGTATTACATTTACACAGATGCAGTTAAATTTGATCTACAATTTTATACATCCTTAAAAGCTGTTAAATTATACAGAGAATATATCAAGAAATTAAACAGACAAGACATTAATTCGGATGATATTAAAAATCATTTTTTAGAATCCACTAAATTCATCTTAAAATTCTGTAAAGAGCACAAAATTAAATTTTTATCATATCCAAGTTACAAGGAAGGGTATATAAATGCATTTTTTGAACATTTAAAACACGGGAATGTATCAATTTATGTAATGTTTATGTTTCCAGATTTTGAAACACAATTTAAATCTGTTGATAAAGAAATGAGAGAACATTTAATATCCGATACTTATGATGATATTGACAGGAACCGCGTTAAATTCTATAATGCTGACAAGAAAACGAAGGAATATTTTGATAAAATATTTAATTTGTGTAAGACCCATTGATAAAACAAGCAGCGAAGCATAATTAATATATGTATAACGACGAGCGTTGTTGTGCAAATAACGAAAAATAACGAAACAAAACTATGGCAAATATTAACGACATGTTCGAAAGCATTAAAAATGCAATGACACAAGATTCTGGCTCTTCTTCAAGAGGTCAGTTTTTAAGAACCGAAGTTGGCAACACATATGTTGTTCGGCTTATTCCAAATATTGAAAACCCATCGAAAACATTTTACCATTATTACACACATGGATGGAATTCGTTTTCAACAGGACAATATTTGAGTCTTATCAGTCCTAATACATGGGGTGAAAGGGATCCAATCTCAGAAACTCGGTATCGTTTGTCAAAGACCGGGACAGATGAAGAAAAGGAAAGGGCGAGTAAGATCTTGAGGCGTGAAAATTGGGTGGCCAACGTGTACGTGGTGAATGATCCAGTTAACCCTGAAAATAATGGAACGATCAAGTTGTTACGCTTTGGTCGACAATTGCATAAAATCATTATGGATGCTATGCAAGGCGATGAAGCTGAAGAACTCGGTCCTCGTATTTTCGATCTAACGAAAAATGGATGCGATTTCCGGATTAAAGTTGAAAAACAAGGAGATTATCCAACATACGTTTCATCGAAGTTCGGGATGCCTAAAAAGCTCAACATCGAATACGAAGGAGGTATTGATGCAATTCATAAAAATATTCATGACCTGGAATCTGTTTTCTCGGTTAAAACATATGATGAATTGAAAGCAATCCTCGATGAACACTTCTTTTGTGATGATGTTACAAAAGAAACTCAAGCAGGAGATGTGAAAAAAACAACTGCGGTGGTTGAAAAAGTGACAGAAACTACCACTGTACCAGAGACTGTAACCGATGATGATGACGATATTAATGAGTTGTTGGCCAGTCTTGATGAAGTGGACAAATAATATGGAAAATAATACATCAAATGTAAATTATGATGAATTACGCTTGGATCCTCAGGGTCCAAGCGACCCTTATGATGATGCTCTTGCATTTCGATCATTATTGGGGGCTGTTCATAATGAATTTAATACAATCGTTAACAATAATATTACGGGTGCATCGTCATCTTTACATAGAATTGACGCGAGACCGATACTTGAAAAGGGAGTTAAAGAATTAATCTCCAAACAACCTCCTGCCCCGCTTCCAATCGAAATCCCGGAGAAGCACAATCAAACTGAAACGGTGAATAATTCAAATAACATTTTTGTCCCCCTGGCAGAAGTAGTACCTCCACCAGCACCTGCAGAATGGTGTAAAAAGGACGACGATCAATTAGAATTTAATTTTGACAACACTGCAACAGCCCAAAAGATATATGATGCGTTGGAAAATCTTGACATTAAAATAGATACTATTGAATCTAAATTGGATAAAATTCTTAATGCTCTAGAAAGCGTAAATATTAAGAAAAAACGCGTGCCATCACAACCAAAAACCACAAATACCAAAAAAAAGTAATTGGTAATTCAATTGATGGTATATATCATAAGGTATGGTCATTACTATCAAAAATAAAAATCATTTCATTGCAAGATTTATAAAGCCTTTAAGCTCATTGACCGAATCCGTTGTTATTAAATCTGATGACAACGGATTTAATTGTCTAGCTAATAACGAACTCGGGGTAATTTTATATGCAACGTATAAGACCGATGTAAATGCAAGTATTCAACTTAATATTCCGGATATAAAACGTCTTGAGAAAATTATTTCATATATAAATCAAGATCAAATTGAGTTGCAATTTAAATCTAATTCATTATCATATAAAGATAACAACATCCGCTTTAAATATCACTTTCTTGAAGATGGATTAATTGAAACACCAAAGTTAAGCATCCAAAAAATTCAAAATATTACAACTGATATTGATTTTCAAATTGAATATAGTAAAATAGTTGAATTAGCTAAAGGAGCTTCGTTTGTTGGAGAGTCAGAAAAATTGTATTTCACAATTGATAGTAATGGGGTTTTTGGAGAAATAACGGATAAAACTAATTCATCTGTTGATAGTTATGGAGTTAAGTTATTAGACCAAGAATTTGATCGATCGATTACATTCCCGGTGAATTTTGATATTGTCCGATTACTTGCAAGTGTTACTACAGATAAAATTACAGTCAGACTTAATACAGAAGTTGGATTGAGTGTATTTGAAATTGAAACACCGGAATCAACTCTTAAATATATTGTCTCAGGATTACAATCATGAATAAAATCTCAACATTAGGGTATTTCAAAAAAAGATTACGTGATAATGGATTTATCGTAATTGATTTGTTTAAAAATTATAGTTCTAGCGATAAACGCAAATGGACTATTATGATTAACCCCGGAGTTGAAAGTATACACATCACATGCAGTATTTCAGATGAATTTGATACACCTGTTTTTGAAATTTCAGATGATGGCCAAAAAATTAGATTAAAATACGTTCAAATCACCACAGCATCAATGGAAGTAGTGATTAGTCGATTACTAGACTGGGGAGTAGTAAATAATAACAAAACATCTCCATATTTTAAAGAACATTAAACATGAATAAAAATATTATTGACATTACACCAAAACGTCGAGTTTTAATTATAGGTAAGGGTTATATTGGTAGTAATTTATCTACTTTTTTAGCTGAGGATAATGCCCTTGAAGTATATAACATCGAAAGAGTTCAACTTAATTATTTAGATAAAAGCGAATTACATCAATTTTTTGAAACATACAAAGATTTGGGTATTGTTTTTGATTATGTTGTTAACGCGGTAGGATTTACTGGTGATAACAACATTGACGATGCTCTAGATAATAAAGAATTGTGTTATATCCTTAATACAGTCTTTCCAGTCATGTTGAGCAATACTATCAAAACAACTACCCCGGATTGTAAATTGATTAATATTAGTTCTGGTTGTATCTATAATGGACCAGCACCATCCCCAACCGGGTGGACCGAAAATGATGTGCCTAATTTTGGTATTTGTGATGATGTATCGTCATTTTATAGTAAAACCAAACACAGCGCTGAATTATTGTTGAGTTATGCATGTGATAATACATATAATTTGAGAATTCGTATGCCTTTTGGTGAAATTCCTTCTAATCGTAACCTCTTTCAAAAATTATTTAAATACACAACGCTCCTTAACGCGAGCAACAGTATCACATACGTGTATGATCTATTTAATGTGATTTATAATATAGTTATCTCCGATGTTCTCACAACGGGAGTTTATAATATTGTAAATGATGGTCATTTCAACATGGAAATGTTCATAGAAGCTGTTAAACGAAACGAAAAAGAGTTAATTAAGAGCAAGTTTATAACAAACAAATACTTAAAAAATATAAAACTGGTTGATGAACAACAATTCTGTGAAATGAACATCACAAAAGAAAATCGATCATCAACTATATTGGATAATTCAGTTATTAAATCAGCTTTAAACACTAAATTCCAAAATATAACGGTAGACTTTATTGATACCGTTATAAAAGACTTAATTGAAAATGCAACTACCTCAATTGAATAAAACAGCAGTTGTTACCGGAGGATTAGGATTTATCGGTAGTTATTTGTGTGAATTGTTATCTAGCCGTGGCTACGATGTAATAATTTTTGATAAAAATACTTATGCAACCAAATATTCGGATAAAACTAAAACAAAACATGCAAGATTATATGAAGTTGATATTGTAAACCAGAAGGGGATTGAGGAAGTTTTTGATGGTATCCGAAATATTGATGTAATATTTCATTTAGCTGCTGAAAGCCATGTTGATAATAGTTTAGAAACACCAAATATATTTGTTCAAACCAATATTATTGGTACTCACAATATATTAGAACTGTGTAGAAAGAGAAATATACCATTAGTTTATGTATCGACTGATGAAATATATGGTTCCTTTACTCCAGAAAATGTATTTTCCGATGAATTTAACAATGGATGGACTGAAACATATCCAATCGATCCGACATCTCCATATTCAACATCTAAAGCCTGTGGAGACCTATTAGCAATAACATATCATAAGAGTTATGATATGGATATTAAAATTACTCGCTGTTGTAATAATTTTGGAGTCGGTCAACACATTGAAAAAATGATACCAAAATCGATTACAACAGCTCTCAACGAGCAAATTGTTAATATTTACGGTAGTGGGGTAAATATTCGACAATGGATACATGCCTCTGATCATTGTGAAGGACTTTTATTAGTTAATGAAAAGGGTAGACCCGGAGAAATTTATAATATCGGGACCAAAGATCGTTTAACAAACAACAAGCTTATCGATTTGATTGAACAGTGTGTAGATGAAACAATCGTTAGGTACCATATACCGGATCGTATTAATCATGATTTTGCATACAACGTGAACTTTGATAAAATAGCTAAATTGGGATTTAATCCAAAAAGATCAATCTTAAACCGGAAGGAAATAAATGAAATGGTGGAATACTACAAAAGATATTAAAAAGCCACGATGCCGGAATTTATATGCTGTTAAGCACGGAGATCACGCTGGAAAATTCCTTGCATATATTCAATCTAGCAAAGACACTCATCATTTTTTAACCATTCCCGGGAATGAGTGTTTAGAAGTACCTATAGCAGATTTTGAAAACGGTATTAACAATAAAATTGTTGATTTCGTTGAAATTCTACCACGATCTGTGTTTAAAGTTGTAAAAGCTCAATATTTTTCTTGATAATTATATGGCAGTTCATATCATATATGATATGAAATCGTTTAATTCAACGAAACCACAAGTTGCAACGAAAGGATCTAAATGAACACCCTGATTTTAGATGCAAACAATTTGCTTTACCGGACTTTTTGGGTAAACAAACAACATATTAATGATGATGATGCAACTTCGTTAATGTTTATACGTGCAGTTAAGTCCTACTGCGAAAAGTTTAATCCAGATCGGACTTATGCTGTTTGGGACAAAAAACTCACATACCCCTCGACAAATTTCCGGAAAAACATGTCAAGCGGTGCTTATAAAAGTAATCGAGACAATACAGTTGTGAAAGAAGCTCATAAAAATGATGATTCGTTAAAAGAACTATTAGAGCATCTTGGAATCAAAAGTTTATATCCGAATGTTATGGAAGCAGATGATGTAATTGCATATTTGTGCCATAATCTCACCGGGAAAAAATATGTTGTTACTGTTGATAAAGATTTATATCAATTAATCAACGACGAAACATATATTTACAATCCGATTCAAAAAATAACTGTAACACCGGATAATTTTACTACCTATACAAAGGGGGTTGAATTAACATGGTTTCTGGATTACAAAGCTCTTGTTGGGGACAACAGCGATAACATCAAAGGGTTGCATAAAGTTGGTCATAAACGAGCTATCACATTAATTGAGAAGTTCAAAAAAGCTGAAGCTGCTGAAGTTCTCAACGAACATCAATATCAAATATACAAAGGTAATAAAGATATGATGGATTTATCGATGGGATATTCTTTTTATGAAGAAGAAGTACCAACATATCAAAAACAACTTGAAGAAGGCATGCCAGAAAAAAATATGGATGCATTTTTTGAAAAATGTAAAGAGTTAAATCTTAATTCGATTGTCAATCAAAAGGATAAATGGCGTACAACATTTAATTTTAATGAATCTCTTGTTGCTACTATAAACAAACTAAATACTAGCATATGAATAACAACATTAATAATATGCAAATGGTGCGACCTATATCGATTGCAAGTCCAATCTCTGGGCAACAAGTCCATCCACGTATCCATAAATTTGAACGGAATGGCGAACTCGTAACAGAAGCACACTGGATTGATCCAGCTAGTGGAGCCTTTATAAGAAAAGGTATTGTTTCTATTGAAAAAATACAGAAATGATCATATAATCCTTGGTATATGATTTTACCTGAAGCTTACATTGTACAAAAATTTTATCAATATGCAGGTAAACCGAAGTATAATACTTTAGCTAAAACGTACCAAGGATCTTGCCCTATTTGTAGAGAAGGTAAATCTTGGGGTAGAAAACAAAGATTATTTTATATTGTTACAGATAATTACCTTCATTGCCATAATTGTGGCGGGCATTGGTCACCACTTAATTGGATAAAAGAGGTTTCTGGGTTATCTGCCAAAGAAATCTACAACGAATCAGAAGAATATGATGTAATTCCATCAGATATATCAAATAAACCACAGATTCAAGACACCGTCCAACGAATTCTTACCGGATCATTACCGGATGATTGTATTAATTTATTCAATTCAACGCAAACAAGTTATTATCAGTCAAATCCTGTTGTACAAACGTGTTTATCCTATATCAAAAATAGAAAACTTGATGTAGCAATCAACAAACCAAAAGCTTTATATGTTACACTTAAAGACTTTACCCACAAAAACCGATTAATCATACCATTTTACGATAGTTCTGGTAAAATTATCTTTTATCAGAGTAGGGATTTAGGTATAACCCCAAATTCTTTACCGAAATACGTAGGAAAGGTTGGAGGACATCGGAGTGTGTTCAATATCAACCAAATAGATGAAAATATCAACCAAATATACATTTTAGAAGGGCCAATTGACGCATTTTTCATAAAAAACGGTATAGCATTAGCGGGAATCAATGATCACACAGCTGGAAACCTATTTACATCATTACAACAACAACAATTTCAAAAATTTCCCTTACATAAAAAGGTATTTGTATTAGATTCCCAGTGGTTAGATAAGACATCATACCGGACATCGAAGGTTTTATTGAATAATGGCTGTAATATATTTATTTGGCCAAAGAAATTCGGTAAAAAGTTCAAAGATTTGAACGAAATGTGTGTAAGATTAAACATCAACAAAGTGCCGGAAACCTTTATAAATGAGAACACCTATAAAGGTTTACCGGGTATAATAAAACTAACTCAAATCAGCCATTAAATATTAGCTGAGTGTAAATAGCCCTTAAAATTTTGCACTAAAGCACTTAAATCCATTGCAACACGAGCAATTTTCTTCGTTTCAGCGCTAGCAATTTTATCAAATAATGTATCGCATGATGCATCATGTAATTGGGTTTGAATTGATCCAGACTCTCCATTAAGAAATGATACAAAATTATCCATTTCATCAATCCATTTGGTAAGTTCTTTAGCTTGAGCTGCATCATTTGCTTTGGCTAACTGTTCTGGTGATTGTTGGGGGGCATCAACCTTAAGATCATCACCAGAAAGACCGTCGCCCAATTGGGTTTCCATAGCTTCGGCATCGGTCAACCCTAGGGTTTCATCTTGTTCTAATAAGGTTTTAAAACGTTTCTTAAAAAAGCTCATAACTTTATTTAATCTTTTTGCATAAATATTAACATGCCCGGCACTAAAATACTAGAAGAAGATCAAATTGCTATATATAACAAATGGGTTAGAGGTATCGCAACGAGAGAACAAAAGCCATCCCACGTGACTGTTGGGGATTTAATGCAAGCTTCTGGTAGAAATGATAACGACAAAGCTCCGCTTGAGCTCCCTTACCCGTTAACTCATATAATAGAAGATATGGGCGCATTATTTCTAGCAGCGGATAACATTGAATCCAAAGCGAGAAAAGCTAAAGACAACCCATTGGTTACGGAGAGTGAAGATGCATCGGTTAATTTGGAAAAATTCATTGGTCGATGTGAAAAAATCAAAAATATATTACAAAACATGACAAAAAATTTAGATGTAATAGTTCAACGTAAGCCATTTCAGAGTGGTAACGCGGAAGTTTAAGTGGATTTTTAATGTTTTGTTGTTATTTTATTGTTAATGCGTGAAATAATCGAATCAATAGCAAAGTTACTATCAATCAGCACCGTAATTGCAATTTGTTGTTATTATTTAGGATACAAATTTATACCATGTTTTGTTTTAGCAACTGTTTTGCAATTTATTTCATGGTCGTTTTACCAGTATTGGATTGATAGCCGAACACAAATACAACTTGAAGAGTTAGTTAATGAACGTGTTAAAGAATTTCGATACCAATCTTTAGATTGTACATGCCCTGACGAAAATTGTAATTTTGTTGCTTCTGTACCTATTATGTTAAACGGTCCAAACACTTACGAATGCCCAAAATGTAAAAAAGAGGTAAAAGTTTATATCGGAAACAAAACATTTTTAACCACAACACCAATCGATCCGGATCCATTTAAAGAGTTTAACTTTGTAGAAAATAAAGACTATGACAACTAATAATTCCATGGAAATTAACGAACAACCATCACAATCAATCCCACCTGAACCAGAAATTAAAGTTAAAGAACGGTATTATGGTACAGAATACTACGATTCATATCATAAAGGATTAACCGGTGCATTAATGACATTAGACGAATCTAATAAAGATAAGATTCTCGAAAATTTAATTATTGTTGTGTTAAATGATGTTATCGAACAAAATTTAAATAGTAATTCGGTTAATACCGGTGTAATTAAAAACGTTGGGGACAGTATTGTGACGCTATTAAAAACCCTACGGTTATATAATTTTAAATTTGACGTTAAACGGATTGCTTCTATAATAGAGGGGTATGGAAAACAAATCGAACAAAAAAACTACCTCTCAAATGACTGATGAGGAAATTGCAAGATGGTTGTGTTTATTTGATGCAGTTAATTATGTAGCAGGTAAAGCAGAAAATCTAGGATTAAATATTGCAAAAGATGCATCATGGATTAAACCTATTGCATTTAAAAATTATATACAAGAAATGTATCAAAGTATATTAATAAATTACAAAATGGGAGATGTTGAGTGTGAACCAATGTCAGTCAAACAATACATTTATCAAGATCATGCATTACATTCTTAATACTTCATTTATCGTTCAAGAAAATCCAAAATCAACTGTTAAAATTGGAGGTCCAACTAGGTTTAATATAAACACCGACGCTCCGAAATTAACTCAATCAAAATTTGTTCCAGGGCAAATGTATACACTTACATACATTAAAAAAGTACCTGATGGTGTTGAATATACATTCAAATCATCATCAGGAGAAGTAATTGTAGAAAAATTTGCTAGTTGTAATGATGCAGATAATTTTATCGCCGCAACAAAAGGAGAAAAATTACCTAATTACAATCAAATATATAGCAAACTTCGCGCTTAAGGTCCAAATAATCCTGTTTCGGGGGTTTCGGTGTTACCATAACCTCCGTAGACATTATCATAATCAAATCCTGAGTAGTCAAAAATAACTTTAGATAATTCTTCAACATTCCCATCATAACTCTTTGGAGCAGATCGATCGCTAGTGCCGCCATCTAAATATCCAGAAAATTTATCATCATAAACTTGATCACTTCCACCTTCAGCACTTAATCCAGGCTCAAAACTATAATCATATCGTTTTGCTTTTATTTGCCATACATAATGACCCATCAATGGATTAATACGAGCAACATCTTCATCTAATCGCTCAGTCACTTCAAATTTCTTCCCGGTTCTTGGATATGGTCTATCGGATCCAAACTCAGATAACTCAATGATATCTCCCGCTTTTGGTTCTTCCAACCAACCAAACGTATTATAAAATGCACTTATATGAATAAACGCTGTAAATTCATCTCCAGAATCAAAACCATATTTTTGTAATATAACTGCATTTTCTTGCAATTCAGCGGCAATAATAATCTGTTGTGGATTAACAAAAACTTTTGTAGGTTCTTCACCGTAAATGTTACCAGGCCCACCACCAGCTATACCATCAGCTGATAATGTATTATATGGGTTTTGCCAATATGTAACACGTTGACCATAAAGACAAATTAATTCAAACCAATAATTGGAGATTAATATCCGTTCACAATTATTATTACTTTTATCGGTAAATCTAAAACATGGGTTGCAGTTTTTAGGTGCTGGATAAATTGACCCATCAGAATTCCCCGGTAAAATCGTATTTGTTCCTGTATACCATGCTAATGACATTAGTTTAGATAATCTCCTTTATTCTTTTTTGTTCTCATTAAATAAAACCTTCCAGATGGTTTCATTCCAAGAGCGACTCCGGATTTTTTTAATCCTTTCGGCCGGTTTAAATTTTGTACTCCAAAATGTTTTGCTAACTTATACGCATCTTGAGGATTTATAAATAAAAATTTCGGTCCCCCAGGTCTTTGCATTACTTTAAAACAGTTTGGTAAATGTAAATCTGTCTCTAAATATTTTGGAACTGTTCTTGCATGTTTTCTTGTTCCTGGATCACGAACAACGGCATGTTGTTGTCTATGATTTGTTTTAGTTGTATTAAAAAGAGATTCGGATAAGTGTAGATCATATGATTTGTTCACCAAATTTAACAATTTTTCTAAATAATCTGTATTTCTCAAAAATTTGAAGACCATATTACCTACAGAAAATTCACCAATATCATCTAACCCCTCATCACGTTGTTTTTTAATTTTCTTAAACAATTTCTTACCATATTCATGTAATTGAAGTAATTTAGATTTATGATCCGCAAATCTATCCACAAGTTCATATAAACAGTCAATATCATCTTTAAATGCACTTACCTTAGCTTTAATATCTTCATCGTTTAACGAAGGTGGGTTATATTCAGGTTTGACCACCCACTTATTATTGGATACCGAGTATAAACCAGAGGATACATGAGGCTCATTAACGTCCTGGACATATATTTCAACATCATGCCCTTTTAATGTAATATCATGTTTTGTATTCCAAACAAATCTTAATCCGTTAAAGGCTTGTTTAACTAAATCTAAATTTTCATTTACTTCTTGAAAATCTAATAAAATATGTAAGTCAATATCGCTATAGTTAGTGTAATTATAATTCGCAATACTACCTGTTAATTGAATATCATCAATTTTTGGTATCTTAAAATCGATAGTAGCTAAAAAATCGTCAGCAATCGTTAATAATTTCTTACGAATTTCTGGTTTGAGCTTGTTTTTATCGAAAAATTTAGGATTTAAATTTTCGTTATATATTCTCACAATTATATTTATGCAAAAAAAATGCCTGCGTAAACAGGCATTGTTGATTTAATTTGATTTAAGATAACTGGTTAGCTATTCTTCTGGATGAACTCTTGGTTACCTCCTTTGACCTTGCTATTTACAACATTAGCGCGGCCTTTTGGAGATGTTGGTTGACCTTTTCGTTGTCCTGTAATTGGAGTACCGAGATCACCGTCATTACCAACTTTGTCAGTAACTTTACCATCACCACCTTTACTTCCAACACTAGAGGTATGAGCTGTCTTTACAACGTTGTCTTTACCAGATGGTTTTGCTGGGTTACCTTTCTTCTGGTTATGTAAAGGATGTCCAAGATCTTCAGCTTCAATTTCTTCTCCGAAATAATTGAACTCTTCATCTTCGTCTTCAGCATCCTTATCGGCGTCGTCTTCTTCCATTTCTTCGAAATCCCCACCACCGTCGTCTTCACCGAAATCATCTCCTTCAACATCAAGGTCTTCTTCACCACCGAGGTCTTCCTCGCTGTCAAGAACTCCCATTAACGCATCGTGAAGTTTTTGTGCTAAATCTCTATCAATAGATATCGTAACTTGATCTTCAGATTCACCCATGTCGTCAGCTATGTCATCATCGCCTTCACCGACACCAAGCTCTACTGCGTCAAACTGTTCGTCATCCATTACTTCCTCATATAAACGATCAAAAATAGACTTATTCTTTGCCATACTAGTATTTATATTCTCTCTTGCAATTTTCTTGTTTTCAGCTTTGAAATATGTATCTGCACCAGCAGATGATGATTGTTTTACAGAATATGCATTATCATCTTTAATTTCTTCGTTTTCGGGATCCAATTTTGCACTTGCAAAATTATCTGCTCCTTTTGGTCCAGAATTATCATGAACAAACCCTTTAGTCGTCTTATCATTACCAATTGGAATGTCTTTGATATTCTTGCATGCAGCTGCCCATGTTTTATCTTTTGGCTTACCGGGCTTGATTTGCTGTTTAGCTGCTTTTAATCCTGGTGGGTTACCTAATACAGCTTCATATGCTTCTTCAATTTGAATTAAATCTTTTTTTCTGTTCATGATTTTCGAATATTTAAGTAACTTTCAGCTAATATTGACCAATCCCTATCAGCTTTTGAATGATAAGATTCTTTTTTAGGCTCTTGCTCATCTTGATCAAACCGATTGGCTGTTATACCTGAGGTCTCGTCGTCCATCGCTTCGTCTCCCCAGCCTTCCGGCTGTTGATTTGGTCCTAAATCTTCATTATCCTCATAATTTTCAATAGGATCCATATTAAGTTCGCTATCTTGTAATTCTTGACCAAAACTACTAGATTCTTCACCTTCATCTAAATCCGCTAATGCAGATTCATAAGGTTGGCCATCAATACTACCATCTGCATCAATTCTCAATGTAACTTCAGCCTCTTCTCGACTACCCGGGCTGTTTTTACTCATATGAATAACATTTTCAACCGGGTCAGCTACTGTTCGAATTTTATTAACGTGGTATCCTATACCTTCTAGCTTGTTAACCACCATTTTTTGAACATCCGTGAAAGTTTTAACATCATTTTCTTCATCTGCATCTAAAAAGGCAGATTCATAAAGTAAACCAATGTTCTCTAAATCTTTTTTACGATTCATATACATATTTATGCATTTCCCGTTAAATACTTAATATTATGAAAAATACCAGAGAATTTTATCTAGGTAATCCAAATCTCCCAACCAATAAAGCATTATTTGATTGGACACCTAAAATGGTTGCCGAACTTAAAAAATGTAAAAAGGATTTACTATACTTTGCGGAAAATTTCTTTCACATTATTAATCTAGATCATGGTCGTCAAAAAATCAAATTACATAAATGCCAAAAGCGTGTGTTAAAAAAGATGACTAAAGATAGGTTCTTTATCCTTCTCGCTTCTAGACAGGTGGGAAAAACTACACTGATGACTATTTATACGTTGTGGCATGCTTGTTTTAATGACGATCAACGTATATTGGTTGTTGCTAATAAAGAAGATACAGCGAAAGAAATCTTTTCACGTATCCGAATGGCATATGAAGAGCTTCCAAATTATTTAAAGCCGGGTGTTGTTGAATATGGTAAAGAATCAATGAAATTGACGAATGGTAGTGTTATTGGTATCAGTACCACCACCGGAACAGCTGCACGTGGTCAATCGATTAACTTGATGTTATTGGATGAGTTAGCTTTCATTGAACCTCATATCGTAGATGCGTTCTGGAAATCTGTTTTCCCCGTAATTTCATCATCTAAAAAATCTAAAATCTTTATTGCTTCTACTGCAAATGGGACAGATAACTTGTTTTATAGAACATGGGCTGGAGCTATTGAACACCGGAATGGTTGGGGATATGATAAGATTATGTGGGATGAAATTCCTGGTCGAGATGCAATGTGGAAATATGATACCATTCGGGCAATTGGTAGTGAAGACGCTTTTAATCAAGAATTCGGGTGTCAATTTATAACTAGTTCAGATGCAGCTATTAATGACGATTTATTTGAATCATTAAAAATAAATTGTTATAGGCCAAAAGTGGTTTTAGATGATGAAGCATATAAAATCTGGAAACAACCGGATGATGGTGGGATTTACGTTGCTGGGGTTGATGTAGCTGAGGGTATTAATCAGAACGCATCTTGTATCCAAATATTAGACTTACGGGATTTATCAAATATTGAACAGGTTGCAACATATTGGAGTAAAACTATTGAACCTTATAATTTCACAACAAAACTTCATGAAATATTATTACATTGGGGTTCGCCTCCTGTATTAATTGAAAGAAATAATTGCGGTGGGCAAGTTGTTGATCAATTATATAAGACATTAAGGTATTTTAACGTGGTAAATTATGATATTGGTAATAAACGTAATAATCGGTTAGGTGTTGTAGTTCACACCAATTCAAAATATAGGTGTGTTTCAAATATGCGTTACTATATCAACGAGTTACGTGCTGTAAATATTAGAGATTTAGATACATTAAGCGAAATTAAAACATTTGTTAAACTACCAAACAGTAAATGGGCAGCAACTCCAGGTAATTTAGACGATCGAGTTATGTCATTAGGTTGGGCGTTGTTAATATTAGATAATGATTTAACGAAGAAATTTTTTGAAGTTGTTGAATATGACGACAACAACAGACCTTTAAAACTCCGGAAGTATGATTTTGATTATGGTACAAAAATCGGGACAAATTTATATGGTTGGGGTGATGATAATGCTGAAACTCATGTTGATACCATAGTTTTCAATGAAAAACATAACGACCCGTATAGTAATTCTGAACTCGATTGGATGACACAAAACGGTTGGACTAAAGCAACTGAATTCACCACCCAGAGATCTTACACTCCTGCAGCTAATTCTTGGTTAGTCTAAATAATCATATGACAACAAATTACACACAAAGTCCTTTTAATAAGGAACGTCAAGATAAATTTTTATTGGTTATTCCAGTTCCGGAAGTTTTAAAGGATGATGTATCCAAAACGGTTAGAAGTAATGAGTTTGTTAATCCAGATTCAGTCCAATTTTCGATTTATGGTAGTATTATACCACCTATTGATATACCGGAAATAGAAGTTAGATATGCTGGTCAAAACCTTCATGTCACTAGCCATAACAGGCTTACATACCCTCCAATTGATGTAAATTTTACAATTGATAATAGATTTAACAATTACTGGTTTATTTACAAGTGGTTAGATAAATTGCAAGATGATTATAAGGCATATTTTGATGCGGACAACAATCTCGACATTGGAGAGGTTGTAGAACGTAAGTATATGGCAGATTTCACCATATATGGATTAGACGAATACAACAAAAAAATTGTACAATTTAATTTCACCAAAGGATTTCCGACAAATTTAGGGGGTATTGAGTATAATTATCGGAATCCGAATGAGATAGAAACTACCTTCCGGTTAGCTTACAGTCAATTTAAGGTTGGGCTAGTGCAAGTATAGGTATTATTTAATATAAACATATGATTTAGGATTTTTATTTGTAAAAATCCATAAATATACATATGGCAAGAAGAACAATACAAAGTCCGGGTGTTGAAATCAATGAAATTGATTTGTCATTGCGCGCGGCAGATAAAATTGGCACAAATATATTTATTACAGGATTTGCTCCTCAAGGTCCAAGCGATGAAATTGTTCAAGTTTCAAGTTTGTCTGAGTTTACACAGATTTATGGTACACCAACAAACGCAGCTGAACGATATTTTTACCATACCGTTGCTCAGTCCTTTAATAGTCGAGCAAATATTTTGGTAAATCGTTTACCATATGGTGCAAGTTTAGGTGACGGATTTACAAACAAATATTTCGCAACAGTTTACCCTGTTATACCTGTTAATAAAACAGCATACGACACATATGCTGGTACAAGTTATCAATATTTATCTGCAAATTTTGACGTTCAATGGGATGGATATACGAGTGGAACAACCTTTACATCACAGTTTTCACCAGCATCTGCAAATAATACCATGATTTATTTCATTGGTAAACCAACATTTGTTGCATTAACCCAAGAACAATATGTAGCAATTTTAGATGATTCGGCATTTAATTGGAGTAACACACCAGCTAGAGCAACTGAATTTACCATCGATAATAACAACACAACTTTAACAGGTCAATTTTCAGCTAGTAACTTTGCTGGAGCCGGTCTTATTGTTCTAAATACTGCGAAAACAGCTATTAATCAAAAGCTTGAAGGATATTATATGGCAATTGCTGATAATACTAACCTTTACGCTTCAACAAATTATGACGATATTACACGATTTACCGTTTCAAAGAACGAAACCGATGATGTTGTTCAATATAGCTCTTTAGCAACTATTCCACAGTCTAGATTAAACTTTACATTATCAGCTGATTATAACGCTGAAGCAATTGCTAGCAATATATCTCAAACCCAGGAAAGCATTCCTACATTTGAAATCAATAAAACATCGTTCGACGATACTATTGTATTTGGTTTGTATAAGTTGAGAACCTCGGTCTTTTCTCCAGAAGTAACCAAATTGGATTATGTTTTAGAAGAAGGATATACAGGTAGTATTGATTATTATCGGCAGATTAATAATTCATCTGGTGGTGCACCAGTGAGTTTTTATGTGCCTCAAATAGTAAACAATAATAGCGTTAACTTTGCAGTTAAAATTAACCCATACATCTCTGGTAGATTTGCTGGGGCGTCTCTAAATGATGATGGTACACCACAACGGCGTGTTAGAGTTATAACTGACGAATTAATCAATAATGTGTATACCGGTGAAAACCCAGCGTCGCAATATTTACAAATTGTTGGTTTATCGTCTAGCAATGTTCAAGATATCAGTGATGGTAATAGTTATTTTCAAGTATTATCAGCTGAAAATCCGGTTGATATGGTACCATATGAATATGGAACATTATATGCTCCTGGTTTTGGTCAATCTACAGCATTACCAGCTGCTAAATATAGTACATCAAAAGCATCCAATAATGTTATCGGAGATATTCCAGGTAAATTAGATCGTGTATTTGATAGATTAGCAAATGTTGATTTATTTGATATCGATATTATGCCAGAAGCTGGGTTAGGTACTATCCATGCAACAGTTCAACATACAACAAATGCAACGAATCTTGCTAATGGTTATTTTGATGATCGGGATTCAGTAACTGGATTAAATGGATTATCTGCAACCGGGATATCATTGAGTACTGCTGCTACTAATTTAAGATCTTCTTGGGCTACAGTGCAATCTAAATTTATTAATTTTACACAAAATATTCGAAAGGATTTTATATATATTTCGGATCCATTACGACAAATCTTTATTACCGGTGATAACCAAAAGGGTATCAATGTTCCAGGACAAACATTTCCATTAAACATCTTAACACCGTTAAAACAATTGTATAGTATTATTAATACCAACTATGCATCTGCTTATGCATCGTATGTTCAAGTATATGATTCGAATGTAGGTGGTCAGGTTTGGATACCATTCTCTGGTATAGCTGCAGCAAATTATGCTAGAACAGATGCAAATTTTGCACCATGGTATGCACCAGCTGGTTTCACACGTGGATTAATTAATGTTAATGATATTGCATTATATCCAACACAAAAACAACGCGATCAGATTTATGATCAAGTTAATATTAACCCAGTTGCATTCTTCCCTAGCGAAGGATTTGTAATATTCGGTCAGAAAACATTACAATCACAACCTAGTGCATTCGATAGAGTTAATGTTCGTAGATTGTTCTTATATCTTGAAAAACGAACAAGAGAAACAGTTAAATATTTTGTGTTTGAACCAAACACATTGTTTACTAGAACAAATGTTATTAACATTCTTACTCCAATCTTTGAAGATGCAAAGAATAATGAAGGGTTATATGATTACCTCATTGTATGCGATGAGAGAAATAATACACCCGATGTGATCGATGCTAACGAGTTAGTGATAGATATATATCTTAAACCCACGAGAGCGGCAGAGTTCATTTTGGTAAATTTTTACGCTACAAGAACCGGTCAAGATTTCTCAGAAATCGTTGGTTAATAACAAATCCAATTAAATTCACAGGGCTAGTTCATCTAGCCCTTTTTTATTGTTCACTTAAAACTACCTGGAGCGCATAAATAATAATATGCCAGACGTACGTCAAACAATAGCTGATTTTTATAGAGTAGCAGTTGAACGAGATTTTGCAAGAGATTTTCAATTTAGAGTACTGAGTATTGATTCAGGTGGATCAAGCTCCGTTACGTTTGATGAAGACGATCTCGTATATTGCACAACTGCGAATTTACCTGCAAGACAAGTAACCAATGTTGCTGTGCCATACATGGGATTAAACTTTAATATCCCTGGGAATGCAACATATCCTGGAAGTGATAACTATTCACTACAATTTTACTGTGATCAAAACTCTCAAATTCGACAGAAATTTGAAGATATGTCACGAGACATTTTTGATGATGCAACATCAACTGGAAATTACTTTGCTCCAAGACAATCTGCAGTTATTGATTTAGTTCAATTAGATACCCAATTAAATGAAGTTGCTCAATATCAGTTAATCGGAGCATCAGTTCGAAATGTTGGTGAATTAAATTATAATATCTCTGCAGGATCTGGAACAATTGTTAATTTTACTGTTTCATTAGCTTACCATTACTTTAGACGACGCGAATAATGTGAACTCCGAACAAAAATACGACTTAACCTTCGAAGAATCCCGGACGAAATCTGGGATTCAGTTTGTTATGTATGTTGTTCGAAATAATAGACGATATCGCGCTGGTAAAATATCTGTTTATATGGATGATGAAGATAGATATTTAGTAGAATCATCCTATCTAAATGAAAAATATAGAGGTAAAGGTCTTGGTAAAAAATTGTATACCTATGCATTAGAATCGTTAGGAATATTAAAAACTAATTATTTTGAAGCAAGTGTGTTGGCTCAACATGTTTGGAGATCACTTACAAAACAATATAAATCCAGAAAACATTTTTTTAATGGAACACTTACCCTATACAATACCCTTAAATAATTATTGTGAATAACCCATTTACTAATGCAATCCGTGGTTTAGGTGAGAATGCTAGTGGTCTATTAACTGGAACTAATCCACTATCTCAACCACAAATAACTTCTGTTTTTGGATTTACTGTACCTGGTACCCCGTTAATTAGTACACGAGATTTCTTCTTATCTCAAATGGAATCGTGGTTTACTACTATACCACTCCGTACTCAATGGATGTTACTTATTCAAGGATATCCACAGTTATTACAAACAGAAGTAGTTCAATCATTAGAAGATAGGGCTGGTAACTATAATAATTTTGATATTAACCAAGCTGTTAGTATTCTAAAATCATATCCGTTGAATAAAGTAATCGGTTGTGTGTTTGCTCAAGGAATTGATATCCCTAGCATGCAAAAATTATCAACTAGTAAAACTAAAGTGTTTAATGATAAACAACGTGGTTTTATCCCAGGTCAAATTAGTGAGGGCAAAAATTCATTTGATAATTTAACAATTCAGTTTAGAGAAACAAATACATCCTTTGTTGATTTTGTTGTTAGACCGTGGTCTATGTTGTCTAGTCATTTTGGTTTTGTTGCTAGACAACAAGGGGATTTAAGAGATGTATCCACAACAATTTCAATCTTACAATTTACTAGATCATATCAGAAATTATCTCAAATACCACGCAAAATTTGGACATTTTATAATTGTTTCCCCGTATCCGTTGGTAATCAAAATTTAACATACGATCAAGAAGCAATGGATATTAATACAACCGAATGGACTTATTCGAATTATACCGTTCAAAATAATTTGTATCTACCATTACCGGATATTATTAATAAAATTGCATCTGGTAATATCAATCGAATATCTCCATTTCAACGTTGATATTGTTAGGAGATCATTTAAATTTTATTATGGATTTTGTATTTCCAATAACCATAACTAAAAGTAGGGTTGTATATTGTAAAGAACTTACAAATGGGGATATCTTATCAATCCAAAAATATAT